AGATTTACAGCATATATCTTATCCGCAACAGATACTTTTCTTTTAGACATAAAATATGCTCCCTCCTAAGTGACAAGTTTTTATTATTTCACTTGTCTACCTAGAAGGGAGCATATCACACTGATAGCCCTCTCAAAATAACCCTTTTGGATTATAAGAGTGTCAAATCTGAATTGTTTACCCAGCTCATAATACCGCCAAGTAAACACTTACCGGATCCTACCTGAATAACCTTGTATTCTGATCCTTTTACAAAACTTGCAATCCTCTGACCTGTAGCATAGTGAGTAGCGGATTTATTCACCCTCACTCTACAACCTACACAAAAGCCTTTTGTACCCGGTAACTTAAGAACCTGTCCCACATAAATGAGATTTTTATTCTTAATGTTATTCAGGTCAACTAATACCTGTACTGTAGTTCCAAACTTGTTAGCAATCTTTGTAAGATTGTCTCCAGATTTTACAGTATAAGTTTTAGCTGTTGTAGTAGTCTCTGTAGGCTTCTTATTCGCCCCTGTATCTGGTTTTTCCGGCTTAGGTGTAGAGTTGTTAGCCTTTGCGTATTTAGGTCTTGCAAATCCACGAATATAGCCCCATCCGATAGCTACAGTTCTGTGACCTACGATACCGCCGTTCATGTTACCCCCTGTAGTTTCAAAATTCTTAGATCCTACAGATCTTACAACTTCGATATGATCTGAGTATCCATCATTCGGCTGAGTAGCATCATCCCAGTTAAATACTATAATGTCACCTTTCTCCGGGGTAATGGTTCCATCTTCAATCCAGATCCCGGCTTTCTTAAAGAGTTTAACGTGCTCCTCAACTCCACACTCAGTACCGCCGATAAGATCCACGGCTCCAGCCTTAATAAAAGCCGCTGACACTGTAGCATCACAATAGTTATCAGTATAGGTTACTGCATAACCGCGGGCTAAAGGCTTGTGACTGTTGTACAGATCAATGATAGGCTTGTGAGTGCCTTTTGCTCTACTGAGTCCTACCCAGCTATCCATAATATCAATAATCTGTTGTGCTGTTACTCCCATTTTGGTTTCCTCCTTTACATTGCTATTCACCTTACTTTTTAAGGTGGTATATACGAATTTCTGACGGGACTTGTAAGCCCCTACCTGATTACCTGTATCAGTACAGCAAGCGGAATAAATATGATCCAGTGTATAAGGCTTTTCAGTCTTATCCAGTACCCTCTTAACTGCACTTAAGCCTCCTTGATGTCTAAAGTTAGCACACATCATAAGAGCCGCCTGATCTGTTACTCCCAGCTTCTCAGCCTCAGCAACATATTTTTCCATCTGTTCTCTAACAAGGCTGTCCTGTACCTCTTTCCCGGCGGCTGAGGAGATGATCTTAACAATAGTCTTAGCCTTTGCTGAGCTCTTCTTTAACTGGTACTTACTCCAATCTGCACTCTTAAGATCTGCCGCAATCTCACCCTTAGAGTCCAGCTTTTTGAAAGTATCAGGATCTTTCTCTTTAATTTTCTGGAGGAGTGTCTTAGCCTCCCCAGCAAACCACTGTCCGGCTCCAATGGTAATAGCTGTCTCACTTGAGGAGTTTGTGTAGGCTTCTGTGAAATCATCATATCTACAATTTCCGTAAGTCTGTCCTCCTGTTTCAACCGCATAAATGATTTTTACCAAAATCTCTAAATTTGTTTTACTTAACATCTGCCCTCACTCCTTTCAGGCAAAAATAAAGAGAGCACCTGTGAAGTGCTCCCCTCATAATAATTACTGTGGATCTGTATAACTCTTTGCTCTTTCACTGTCTCCTAAGCCCTTTGTAGTAGGATCGTTTAATGTATTCCAAACTGATACAACTACCAAAGAGAGTACATAAGGATTAGATACAGCTCTCACAATGAGCTCCCCTAACTTTCCCCATGTAGTAAGATCCTGAGCTGTTAATCCGGCATATGCAAGAACCGGAGTCAGGATACTAAGTACAATCTGTACCCAGAAAACAGGATTTTTAACTCTTACTTTCAGGTTCATAAAATACCTCCAAAAATCTTATTTACAGTGAGTAATAATCTGAGGAGTATCACTGTAAGTTATCCTCAGATAGATAATAAGGATCACCTCCTACTTTAGCCCCACCTGTACGGCTAAAGAACCCAACACAATAGTTACTAACCCGGCTACAAGTAACCACTTGAATTTCTCCCACTTATCACTGTCTTTTCCCTCCAGTTTGTTAAGTCTTTCAATCGTATCATTAAGATCCGCTCTCATATACTTAACTTCTGTGGCAAGCTCTTTGATAGCACCTATGAGATTGTTATTCTCTTTAATCTCCTGATCGTGCTCATCAATTCTTATGGTATTGCTTTTTGCTCTTTGCTCAACTTCTGTAAGTCTGTGCTCAAAGTCAATATCTCTATCCTCCACTCACTGAGATCCTCCTTTCTGTCAGAATAAAAAGGAGGGTAACAAAACTGTTACCCTCAGTCCTAAGGATTCTCTCCTTACTCAGCCAGTTCCGGTAATTCAAGATCAATCAGGATCTCTTTTACCTTGTCCTTAAGGACTGCCGGAACCTCAGCAAATGTTTTCTTACCCTTGATAATCAGAGTAGCATAAATCACAGCCATGACCGTTACCTCCTTTCTTAAGATTGTTTTAAGGATGAGATTGATAAACATATCAAGCCTCACCGCCTAAAATCTTTTCTACCTGTTTCCTGAGTCTCTCAGGAACATCCTCCAGAGTCTTTAACCCCTTACGGATCAGATCAGCATAAATCTTAGCCATCTCTCACACCTCCTCTTAAGAAATAATCTGCTCATAGACCTCAGCAAGAGCAAGCTGGAGATCTGTAGCCTGTTGATCCAGAGAATCATTTTTCTCAGCCATGAGCTTGATATACTCATCTTTCTCATAGACTTCCTCTGTCTCAATCTTCCACCCGGTAAATCCCGGCTGATCTTCTGTACCGGGATCCTCAACATGGGTAATACCAGATCTGACAATTACAGTCTCCTCAGTAATCTCCAGAGCCTCAACCTTATCCGCACTGGACATAACATTTGTAAACTTCTCCATGATCTTTTACCTCCCTTTCATAATAATTTTGCATATATTCTATAAGGGGCTCTATGTACTTTTTAGACAGCCTGTAGCTATCACAATTTCCAAGCCAGCCTTTATAGCTATTGAACGAACACCACTCACTGTAAGTAGGTGGTATGTTATTTTCCATTTTCTTTCTACAAGCTCTCATTTTCCGCTTAAAATTGATAGCGGTACTCTTCCTGAGTAATGTATACTCTCCAAAGAACCTGTAACCTACAAAGTCAACACCTCTTACTTTTGTAGGGAATATCTGATAATTGCCTTTAATATTTAGGTGTAAATAATCTCTTAGGTAAGCCGTTACCTTTTTATGAATTTCATGTAACTCCTCTTTTGATGAGGAAAAGATAACTACATCATCCATATATCTGTAATTGTGTTTAGTGTGTAATTCTTCTTTAACCCAGTGATCGAAAGAACTAAGGTAAAAATTGCCGCTGTATTGGCTCATATAGTTCCCTATAGGAATCCCTGTGTTAGGATCAACCTCTATCTCTCCAGATAGAGACAACTCAATAAGATCCTCCTCTGTAGCTGTGTTTATACTGTCTGTTATTTCATCCAGTAACCATAGGAGCTCAGGATCTTTAAATACTTTTCTGAATTTCTGTTTGAGGATTTCATGATTTATGGACTGGTAATAGTGGTGGAGATCAATCTTATAACAGTACCGTGTATTTTCCTCATCAGTGAGGAGTATTGACGGAACCCACACGGATTTCTTTTTACCGTCTATAATCTTTGTTTTATAATGCCCTCTGAGATCATCTACTATAGGCTGTATTCCTTTTCCGGGAATTGCACTATATGTATCTGCTGTCATATTTGCCAGTAAGAATGGCTCTATAACTTGTAAGATAGCCCACTGAGCTATCCTGTCAGGGAAAAATGGTAACTTGTACACATCTCTCTTTTTCTTGCCCTCATTCAAAATAAATATCTCATAATCTGAGGTTTTAAATAAATGATTCTTGAGCATATACTGTAGTCCGGCTAAGTAGTAAAACGGTCTTTTCTCAATCTGCTTTACTTCTTTGTACCAGCCTTTTCCTGATTTAGCATTTTGATAAGCTCTGTATAAGTTATCCATGCTACAGATAGAATTAAAGAGATCTTTTGTACCTGTCATTTATTTTTACCAACCCTGTTAAATTTTTTGTATGTACCAAAGGGGAACCGACCTTTATTGGTATCCCTAAACGGTATTTCAGGGATTTTTCAATCCCCTTATCAGTACCCCTTTACATACTTTTTACCCAGTCCGGGAGGCTCCCGTCTGTTTTATGTTCTGCCAAGAGGCAAGGTCACTAAATCTCAGTATTTTCAAATTTTTCTTGATTTTCACAAGGGTACATAATGCAACTGACCGCTGATATTACGATTACGATTACCTGAGGTATTATTCACATTCAGATAGAAAGGTGAGCAATTACTGCCATTATTCCATTTACCGCCAAGTTGAGTAACTATAAAGCCAACTCTATTAGTGACCTATGAAAACAGGGAGCCTTTCAGCTCCCTATTGTTCAATCAATATTCAATTTTATTTTCCCTCAGCCTTAAGCCGCCATAACCTTATAAAGGTATTTAGGCTTATCTGCCTGAGGTACATACAGCAACCGACCGCCGATACTACGAAAACGATCACCCGAGGCAGTACCCACAAGCAGAGAGAAAGGCGAGCAATAACCGCCATCAATCCACAGACCGCCAAGCAGAGCAACCATAAAGCCATTGTAGGTATGGTTTTCCCAGTGCTGAGCTCCTACAAAGTTACTTGCACCTTTACACTCTGTAGGGAGGAAAAGATACGGGTGAGCCGCATCATAGCCAAACTTACTAACCCAGCCGCCAGCTTTTGCCATTGTAAAGCCTGTGTTCTGATAGTTCTCTTTTGTATCATCTGCCATAGTCAGGTTATCAGGATTAACATAAGCGTTCTGGATATCCTTACACTCAATGTTAATACCGTCCAGCCATGTCCAGATATTTCCCCAAAGGTTTTCTTCTCCTCTGTAAGATACTGAGCATTTACCGTTAGTGCCTGTAGGATCAATACCAGACTTGTTACCCAGAGCACTTGTACCGCCTGTATTGATAGCTAAATTAGATGAGCTATCATCTGTATTATCACAGTTACCTCTACCTACCTTAGCCTGAGCATCAAGGTGAGCATACTCAACCATTAAGAGGATCTGAGTTACTGAGAGAGCAAAGATGTTATGCAATCTCCAGCCCTTTCCTCCGGCTGTATTGTCTGCCTCAACTCCTGTATTTCTGTTATCTGCAAGAGCTCTTGTGTTTTTTCTTGTGAGATTCTGAGTTTTACCTGAGCAAGGTTTAGCTCCGGCAATACTACAGAGCTTGTCTCCTGTAGAGGCTGTAAAGTCTGCTACCTGAGCATCATCCAGAATATAAGCACCCTCAGAGGTATCATAAATAGATCCCTCAAAAGCTGAGAGGTAAATGAAATCCTGTTCCTGTCCATTAGCCGCTTTAAATTCATCAATAACAACAAATCCCGGCTTAGCTACAGGAGATACATAGTAACGGGCTTTATCAAACTGATAACCTCTACCATAAGAGGCTTTACTCATGGAGAGAGGTACAACCTTAACCCAAAACTTAGGCTGTTTTACCATAACCTGTACCAGAGTACCTACCGGGAAGTTTTTAGTTACCGCTGGAGTAGATTCTCCATTAGCCGGAGTAATCTCTACATTTACAGCCTGTACCAGCTTTCCGGTTTCTGTGTACTGAGGATCTCCATAAGATCCCAGCTCATAACCATCATCAGAAAGGATAACTCTCTTTCTACCTCCCCACGGGGTAAGGCTATCAAAAAACTCTCCCTCTGAATGTCCTACAGCTCCAGCTAAACGGGTACATTTTTTATTTACAAAGTCTACCTCAACTCCATAAATATCCTCATCCATGTAACCTGTATAGCCTTTCAGATCATCAATCTGATTCTGTAAATCAATGACCTGAGATACAGTAGCCGCCGCCGCTGGATCTACGGTAACTGTTACGTTTGCCGCATTTCCTACAGTAGTTACCATGTTCATAATCAGGGATGATACACCAACCCCATTATAAGGCGGCATATAGTCCGGGGTGGATACTGACTCATCTACAATACATACACTGTAGAGGATATCTCCCTCAGCCGGATCTACTGCATAAAGCCCTACAGTTCTAACATAGTAACCAGCCTTAAGAGCTGTGTTAGAAAACTGAGTGCTTACCTGTACAGTAGCATCATTTTTCTTTGTAATGTCTGCAATCAGAGCCTCCTGTTTAATCCCTGTCAGGGATGTAAGTCCGGCTAACTGTTCCTGTTTGTAAGTAGTATCAGATGTACAGATCTTACTAAAATTAAGTTTTGTTTTTCCTGACATAATCTTACCCATCAGGGCTACACCCTTTTTAGTAATGACCGCTGATTTATACTGTGCCATTTTTAAAGTCCTCCTTTATACTGTAATTACTTGTGAGGTACTTACTGCAATTCCTACAGTTTTCTCCTCATGCAACTCATTTACTGAGTTAATATCATTTGTTACTGTCTTATTTACCGCCTGTGCTGATCCAACTCCCGGATAGAGAGTAAGCTCAGAACTATAAGACTCAGAGATATCATTTGTGATAACACCCTCTGAGGCGGTAAGAAATGGATGAGCAATATACAGCCCTTGCTCAAGAGGGTACTCTTCTTTTATGTCATTGGTTATGGTATAGCTCATAGCTGTTACACCGCCAACTCCATAGTAGATCCCGGCGGATCCCTCCCCCCTGAGAACGTTCTTGAGATCAAGTACCAAGTTAGCCGGAAGAAAGTAGTCAAGCATCCGTGCAATTTCATCAAAGATACCATAGCCTCCTACATTCGTGATAATATGGATCAGGTAATTTCTATAGTCAGAAATAATCTCATAGTTACCAGCTCCACACAGACTCTCTAAACGCTGTTTAAGCTCTCCCTCTGTGTATGGCTCCTTGTCATTCCAGTACACATAAAGACGGACTTTCCTTTGCTCCAGAGTATCCTCAGCCTCCGGGTAAATCCCGGCTATCTTTTCCAGCCTCTTAACTCCGTACTCATCCGCTGTCTCAATAAACAGATTCTTTAAGGCTCTATCAGTTTCCCCATAAAGCCTTAAAAATTCCAGATCCTCAGTTTTTGCAATTTCCTGAAATTCACGGATCTTTCTGAGCTCTTTGATCCAATATTTGATAATGTTTACACTATCACGCATCTACTACCACCCCCGTTTCTGACGGTACGGGGATCTCATCAGAGGCAAGAGTGAAATTATCCGCTACCCCGTTTATCTTTGTATCTGAGATATCAACAATCCCCTCAATTTTTAAGAGTCTTGCCTCAACCTGAGTAATACGAACACTTAAAAAAGACTGGTTAGCCCAGTCTTTCCTCATTTCCAAAAGGTACGCCTCAATAGCGGCTTTGATATCCTCACCCAGCCTACTCCATGAGTAACCCTCTTTATAAACGATATTAACGGATACAGTAATAGGAACCTCCTTAACAGTCACTACCGTAACAGTGTGACCTATAGGAGCTATACCAGATCCATTACCTCTGTCAGATAATGGATCCATAGCCTCTTGTACCTCACTTACTAAGGTATCTGAGGCTTTATCAAAATCACTGTTAATAATAATCAGCTTAACAGTTCCTCCCCCGTCCCATGCCGGGATAACCTTTGTATCTCCTACGCCGTTCAGCTTGTTTGCTTTCTCTTTGTAGTCTTTCTTGTTACCTCCGAAAGGAGCTGTCTCAAAACTGGAGAAATACCGGGCTCTTAATACCTCAGTATCTTCCTCATCCTCTGCCGGGATAAGTACCTCTGTCAGTCTTGCAATTTCCAGATTAGTAATAAACTCAATGGCGGTAAGATCACCAAAATGTTTATTACCATCTGTACCTACAGTCTCACACTCCATCTGATACAGGTATGTACCAGAGCCTCCCTCCTCTGTAGGATTTCCACGCCCTATATATTTCTTAGAAATATAGTTGAGCTCATCCAGAGAGAAACGCTGACCTACTCCAATGTCAACATTAAACTCTCCCTTTAAAACCGCCGCTGTAGCCGGATAAGGAGTGATACCACGCTCTTTACACTTGAGTATCAGGTTATCCCTATCACAGGTATCAGCATAGCTCTCTCTTATGAGTCCATCCAGCTCTGTATAGTGGATAGCAAACTCTAAGCCAGCCGGAGCAATAGCGGTATATAAAACAGATCCCTCTGTTTTATCAATATCATCCCTTGTATTTTCTAAGAGTCTATCTAAGATAGCCTCATAGGTCTGATCCTCATACATCTATTTCCACCTCCCCTAAATCTGTAAGTAATGTAAATGTAATGTGGAGCTTTTCTTTCTCCACTGTTACTGTTAAATCCTGTATCCCTGTGATGTAAGGGTGCTGAGTCACACACTCAGTAATCATCCTCTCTACCTCACTCTCAAGGTACTCCTGAGTATATGAGTAACCTAAAAGATCTGTATACTCCTCACCGTAATCCCATGAGAAGATCAGCCATTCATAACGCTTAGTTCTTAATGCAAGATGTACCCACATTACAATAGCATCCAGCCCCTCAACGATATTCCCGGTCATTCTCATAGTATCCCAGTCAATCTCAAAATCTTTGATTGTATACTCTTCCTCTTCGTCTACAATATCCTCAGCGAACTCCTCAGCATCATCAAAAGGAAATAAGCCTCCTGTATCACTCATGGTTTCACCACCTTTTCAAGGATCACATAAGTAGTATTATCATTGCATTTCATGACAGCTACTAAGTCTCCCTTTTTAAGCCCGGTCTTTCTTACAGCCGGATTAGTGGTTTTAAAACTTCCGTCATAATGTCCGAAAGTTACATCTGATACATAAGGAACTTTCAGAGGAAATTGATACCCAGCCATTAAGTGAGCCGCTATATAAACATCATCACCATCCAGCACAAGTCCATCAATTTCCACTGATGTAGCACTCCTCATAGTGCCTATAAATAGAGTTTCCGGGTTATCCTTTGAGCCCTCCTGTCTCATAATGTTCATGAGATTAGCACAAACCTGATCTGCTTTAGCCATGTATCACACCTCCTTTGTATCCATTGCTTTTTTAAACTCAAGGGTAAGTGTCATAGTATGCACACCTTTTTCCCATACATGGGTATCTCCTGTTATCCAGAATAATCCCTTTAATCCTGTAGCCTTGTCCACAACTGCTACCCCGTTACCTGTGATAGCCGCCATCATATTTTTTCCGAGGGCTTTAATAGTGGCAGTCTTATCAATACCGTGTAACTTAGATTTTGCTGTTGTGGTGGCGTTCTTATTTTTCTCCTTTGTGTAGGTTTCCTGAAAAATACCATATTTCTGATTTCCGGTATTTTGCACTACACCAATCTGCTTACCGTCCCCGTCATAGATCCGCACCTTATTAATCATATTTTCAAGGGTTTCCTTGAAAGCTGACTCTGTAATGTTAGTATTCTCATCCAGTTCATAAGTACAGACTGTAGCTCCATACTCAACTACATTCAGCTTTCCCTTACTTGCTCTAACCATGTAGAGCTTTTTGTTTACCTGATGAGCCTGAGTATAAGCACTCATAATAATGTCGTAGATTGTTTTATCCTTGACTATGAGCTTTTGACTATGCCCCGTCTTTGCTAAGGATCCTACCGGGATCTTTAAATCCTCACAGACAACTCTTGTGATCTTCTCAGCCGTCTTACCTTTAAAGTTGTAAGTAGCTTTACTCTTCTTTGTGTAGTAGCAAAGATCATAAGCTGTATAAGTGATATTCCCGGTCTTACTGCTTCTTTCTCTCTCAACAATAAACCCTCTAAAATACTCAGTCTTTAAATCATCTGAGTATAAGTAGAGGGTTTCTGCAAGTTTCAAATTAAGCTGTTTGATGTTAGGATCATAAGGAGCATTTACTACCGTGATCTCCAGCTTACGGGTTACTTGTGACTTAGATCCGCTCCATTCAATAGAGATCACATAATCTGTAATATCATTCTCCAGCTTGTGTAGAATCTTCATACATAACCTCCTTATGGAATCGTCAATTTCTGACCGGGATAGATCAAGTTTGGATTTTTGATTTTACCCCGGTTAGCATTGTAAATCTTTGTGTACTGAGCCCCGTTACCATAAAACCTTTTAGCAATATTCCAAAGACAATCACCACTCTTAACAGTGTAGGTCTTTGTCTTTTTCTTTGCCGCTGGTCTTTTCGGTTTGCTTTTCTTTTTGGTAGTTTTCTTTTTCTTTGTCTTTTTGAGTTTCGTCTTTTTGATTTCTACCGCCCTGTATTCTTTCAGGGTAAGATCGTAATAAACATCTCCTGTCCCGTCCTGTTCCCCGTATTTCAGAGTTTCAATAGTGACCTGAAAGTTTATCTTTGTCCCGGTAATAATCAACTGTATAGGCTTTCCTGAGCTCTTCCATGAAAGCAACTTATTGATATAAGTGTAAGGAGCCTGTCTACCAGAATTGTTAGCATAGTTCCTATCCCTTTTAGGAAAGTGGGAGGAGATAGTCCCCGTTTTTAAATCCCTCTTTCCTAAAAGGTTTACCTCACCAATGCTATTAACATTTACTGAGGTATTATTATGCTTTTCTGTAAAGGCGAAAGACTCAGGATTTACAGGTAACATAAATTTGTCAGAGTTTGACTTTTTTAACCAAAACTCCATAATCTTCCTCCTTTACTTAAACCATTGTTTCCTGAACCTTGCGGAGTTTCCTTACCATTTCCTCCATAATCACATCTACATCCGCTGTCTCTGTGAAAGTAACATTCTCAAAACGGATCTCAAGAGGTCTGTTCTCTTTTGTCTGCTTTGTTTCCTGTTTGGTAAGGAGTTTCTCTCCCTCATGAGCCATGATAGGAGTACCGTCCTCACGGATCTCTCCTGTACCCATTGCTCTACTAACCATTCTCACTCCCCTTGTGGATCGTTCATACTGGTTAGCTTCGTTCTTAGTCAGGAGTTTCTCTCCCTCATGAGCCATGATAGGATAGTTGTCATATGGTACACGGTCTACACCCATTGCTCTACTTGCTCCACCAGCACCCTTAGGCATACTTGCCGCCGCACTTGCCGCACGACTTACAGCCGCCGCTATACTTGCCGCCGCACTGTTTACAGCCGCCGCCGCTGAGTTTGCTGATCCGGCTATACTTCCCATTGCTGAGGAGAATGAGCCAGCCAGTGAGGATAACGCTCCTCTAATAGCACCACTGTAGGAAGAGATACCACTATAAGCACTTGCAAAGGCACTCAATGTAGAACTCCAGCCGGATACAGTAGTTGCTACAATGCTACTCATACCTGAGGACATTCCAGAGCTTAACGCTGTAAGAGCTGTCTGGATAGCTGTCATAGCTGTAGTAAGAGCTGTCTGAGCTGTTGTGAATGTCTGTGTAATTCCACTCCACCCTGAGGTTAAACTTGAGTTAAGAGTAGTAATTCCAGTAGTTAATGTGGTAAATACCTTATTAACTCCCGTCCACCCTGTAGTTACTGTTGTTGAGATCTGAGTAAACGCTGTTGTGAACGCCGTACTCAACTCTATAAGAGCTGTAGTTACTGTACTGTTAGTAGTACCAATACCCTCAGCTCCAGTGTTATAGGCTTCTGAGATAGAAGTCCATGCACTCTGTACTTGAGGAGCAACCTCATTCATCTGATCGAAAGCTGTCTGATAAGAGGCTACATTTGCCTCAGCCGTAGGAGCTGAGTTACCAACCTCCTCAGATCCACCAGAGAAGAAATCACAAATATTTCCCCACGCATCTCCAATAAATGAGCCGACACTTTCAAGAGCACTTGTTACCGTCTGACCGATACCGTCAAGAACTGATCCAACTCCCTCAAGAGCTGTAGAAAGCAATTCTTTTCCAGTATCGAAAGCACCAGAGATAGTAGTCCATGCTCCCTCTACAATAGGAGCTACAGCATCCAGAGCCCCGGAGAATGTCTCTCCAATACCTCCCAGTACAGTACCTATACCAGATACCGCCGTGGAGATAGCTGAGCTTGCTGTATCAAAAGCTCCCGTGATAGCCGACCACGCTCCCTCAGCAATTCCCTGAGCCCCCTCAAGTCCACTTGAGAAGAATCCAGAAATCCCTGAGATTACTCCAGAGATTGTACTTACTACTCCAGAGATTACACCGCTTGCTGTCTCAAATGCTGACTGTATAGCTCCCCAGACTGTTGATACAACACCTGAGATAGCTGAGAACACACCAGAGAACACACCAGACAGTGTAGAGATCACTGATCCTACTATACTTGAGGAGGTTGATACTCCCTCTGATCCGCTTGAGAAGAATCCCGTAATAGCCGACCATACAGAGGATACAATAGATCCGATAGTTGAAAAGATACCTGAGAAAATTCCATACAGAGTAGAAATCACTCCAGATATCACACCTACCACGCCGCTAATAATGCTACCAGCCACGCTAAAAGCTGTTTGGATCACATTCCATACTGTTGATACAATAGGTGCTATAAAACTGAATACAGAGGAGAAAACACTCTGTAACACTGACAGCACACCACTGATAAAATCAATCACTGTTGAGATCACTGTACCAGCCACACTAAAGGCGGTACTGATAATACTCCACACTGTAGGTAAGTATGGAGCTAAGAAACTAAATACTGACTGTACCCCACTCCACAATACCTGTAGAACTGGTACGATTATACCGACTACCTGACTAATCAAGTTTCCGGCACTCTCAAACGCTGGTTTTATTCCCTCCCATGCTGATTGAATGTAAGGAGCCATCTGATCGAAAATCTGAACAAAGTAATCCTTTAACCATCCAATAGCTGAGCCTATAGCTTCTGAGGCTGATAACAGGAAAGATCCAGCACTCTCAAACGCTGAGGAGATCATACTCCAAGCATCTGATACTACAGGAGCAATAGCTCCCATTACACTCTCCACTATACTCAGAATAGCATCCAGAGCCGGAGAGATCACATTTCCAGCCGCCTCAAACACCGTCCCCAAAACTGAGATTGATGTAGAGATCACCGGAACTATCGCACTCACCGCCGTTTCAAAAACTCCCATGTGATTAGATACAGTCTGTACTAATTTCTCAATAGCCTTACCGACCTTATTAACCGCTGTGGATACTGGAGGAGCTAACCTCTGAACAGCACCACTCAGACTGTTTATTACACTTACCACAATAGGCTGAGCCGCTACAAAGATATCTGTAGCTGTCTGGATCAGTGGAGTGATCCCGGTTACTACCGCTGTTACTGCATTGGTAATTCCCGGTAAAACGCTCACTACAGTACCAGCCGCCGCTGATACAGCCGTTTTCAGTGAGCTAAAAGCTGTTTGAACCATTCCCAAACTTGCCGCCGCTAAATTAGCAAATGAGCTAATAATAGGGTTATCCATGTTCAGGGATGTAGTTGTTGTTGTCTCAGGCTGTGGGCTTGCCGCCTCAGTTTGTGAGGGCTGTTGGCTTGCCTCCATGTTTGGAACCTGTATACTCTGACCTGTAAAGATCTTGTTAGGATCCGGGATATTATTGTAAGCCGCAAGATCTTGATATGTGGTTTTATACTGCTTAGCAATAGCTGAGAGTGTGTCTCCACTCTGCACTGTATAACCTACATACTTAGATACCTGTGAGGCTACCTCTCCTACCCCTGAGCCAGCCTGTTTAACTGATGAGGCTACATTACTCACAGATGTAGTTACCTTTTTCATGGAATCCGGTAAGAGATCCATTAAGCCACTTGATAAGCTCTTTACTATAGAGGCTCCAGCCGCCTTAACCTTAGGAGCTCCTGTCTCAATAGCTGTAGCAATGGCTGTAGGTAACGCTGAGAAAATGTTACCAATCATAGGGATAGCATTATCAAACGCAAATGTAACAGCACTTCCAACTAACTGAGACATTGCGGTTTTTACATCTCCTCCAACGGCTAAATTACCTAAGAGATTTTGAGCCGCCGCTTTCATGGAGTTAAATGATCCACTGAAAGTAGTAGCCGCCTCTTTTGCTGTTGTACCAGCAATATCAAGATTTTCCTGAATTGCATGAACCGCATTATAAACGTCTGACAGGTTACTAATATCGTACTTCTGCCCCGTGAGCTTCTCAGCATCAGAAAGGAGTCTTTCCATTTCCGTCTTAGTACCGCCATATCCTAACTTTAAGTTATCCAGCATGGTATAATTTTGTTTCGCAAAACCCTGATAAGCGTTCTGGATATCTTCCATACTGGTTCCCATCTTATTAGCATTGTCTGACATATCAACTACAGCCATGTCAGCCACCTGAGCCGCCTTTTGAGTATCTCCACCCAAACTCTGCAACAATGAGGCTGAGAAAGCTGTTACTGTTTCCATGTAGTTATTTGCTGATAATCCGGCTGTCTGAAAGGCGGCATTTGCATTTTTCTTTACAATGTCTGCACTGTCCTTAAACAGTGTTTCAACACCACCTATACTCTGCTCAAGTTTTGAACCCTCTAACAGGGAGCCAGTCATAACAGCGGATACCGCTATAGTAGCCCCTTTAGCTAAAGTCTTGAGCATTCCTCCAATCTTGCTCAGTACAGCACTTGCCATATCCTTTACTTTTACCAGAGGAGCCGCTACAGCACTTCCTAAGGCTGAAAGTCTGCTCCTTACATTATTGATAATACCTGAAGCTGTATCTCTAATTCTGATAAAGGGACTTGCTACCATGTGTCCTACTGCCCTGATTCTACTTGTTACACTGGAGACTATCCGGGAGGCTGTGTCTCTCACCCGGATTACAGGACTTGCAATAGTCCTACCTACAGTCCTCAAAGTATTCCTCACTCTTGTCAGAGTGGCTGAGGCTGAGTCTCTCAACCTCACAATCGGAGCCGCTACCTGAGATCTGATACTATTTAGCCTCTGCCTGATCTGGTTCAGTCTATTTGTAGCCTGATCCCTTAACCTGACAAAAGGGGCGGCTACTCTGCTACCAACACTGGAAAGCGTTGATCTTATGCTTTGTAGCCGCCTACTTGCTTCATCCCGTAACCTAACTACTGGAGCTGTTACCATACTCCTCAGGCTTGCCAATCTCTCCCTCAACGCTGACACACGCTGAGTAGCTCCTGAGTCATTGACATTAACCTGAGCATCTACTGTCCCTCTTAATCCATCCAAATTCTCTCTGAGCTGTTCAGTCTCTCTTTGAGCCTCTGAGGTATCAGCCTCCACTGTAGCTGTAGTATCAGTGCCATTTACCTGATCCAGTACCTCCTGTATCTGATCTACCTGTTGCTGAGCCGCTGAGGTATCAACATCAACATCTGTACTATAATTTCCCCCGGTCATTTGCTCCAGAGAGGATCTGGTAGAGTCTATAGCCTCCTGAAACTGCCTCTGAGCTTGAATGTTTCTCATAAGAGTAGCAGACATTTGATCTTGCAAGGTAAGCCTTGCACCAAACTCTATCACTGTTTACTCACCTCCTACACGAAAAACTGATAAGGACATACCACGTTATTCTTAGCCATTTCCTTAAGAACCTTGTCCCTTTCCTCAATCTCTTTCTCATAGAAAGCCTGAATAACAGTCAATTCACCTTTTGGCATGGAATAAAAAACAGACGGTCTAATACCTTTATGTTTCCAGTAATAAAACATGAGGTTAGCTAAACCGTCTGTCCATATTAGTTTTTTAACTCTTTAACCGCTGTCTCTGAGAATCCGCTCAGCTTTGTGATAGCGTTATACATATTTGCTACCTCACCAGAGAGAAAGAGCTTTCTACACAACTCTTTAGGAGTCGGAGCCTTAAATCTGCTTAACAGCTCTTTGTTTTTCAGAAGTAAGCCAGCCGCTACCCTGTTACCATTCTCATCTACCGCTGTAGCCTTAACACCCTCAATTACTGTGAGCATCTGGAGCTTGTTCATGTCAAGATTTACGTCTTTCCCATTGATCTTAATAGCGTTCTCCTGTACTTCCTCATATGTATCCGGGCTAAGAGCTTCACAACGTACCACAAAAGGAGCTCCCAGAGCCTCAGATAAACGGGTAATTTCCATATCCTTGTGAGGCTGTTTAATAGTACCTAAATCTGATCCTAAAAGAAGATCCAGCACGTTTACCGCCTCTTTTTCAACTGTCTCAGTTACTTCTACGTTTTCAACTTCTGTATTTTTCTTAACTGCCATGATAAATAGTCCTCCTATAATCCAAAAATTAAGAGAGGCATGTTTTTAACTATGCCTCTCTGATACACTCTTATTATTTTCCTCAATTACTGAGGCTTGATCTGATCCAGATACTCATATCCGGTAAATGTAAACGGACACTCCGTTTCTCCCGGCTTCTGAGCCTCCCAGTCAAACAGGGTAAGATCATCAAAGGATACTCCTGTAAGGGATACACGCTCAGCACCAAAGGAATCAGGATCAGCCAGCTTACTGATTACAGTAAAGCGAACATCCTTTTTATCCTTAATCATCTGAGCAATCTTGATACCCATTCTGGTATTGACTTTGTAAAGGGTAAGGGAACCTTTACCAGTACAGCCGACAACCTTGTTATCAGTCCACCATGTACCACACTGTTTGATCTCTTCCTTATTAAATTCAACTTTACCCTGTGCCTTATAGCACTCTCCTACATAGGAGCCATCAAGCCAAACCTCACCAAAAGTACCATTACAAATTCGTTTAGTTTCAACCATTGGTTTTTACCTCCTCTCTTTATTCCTTGTTGATTACAATATCTACATCCTCAATAGCATCAAGGATAGACACGGAACCTTTCAGGAACACTCTGGAGCCTGTATTAGCCTCCTTAACCGCCTGATCGTCCATCTCTGTAGTATCAACTCCAGTGGACTCCAGATAAGCTCTCTGCTTCTCAACGTTGATCTCCATAACGGATTTATTTTTTTCGATATATCCCTTATTTTCAAGCTGAGTCAGATAACCTTTAATAGCGGTAATTAACAGACACTTGTTATCATAGGAGTTAGAGTAGTTACCTACATAGCTCTTATTGATAGTGTCTGTAATATCTGTTGTGATAAGATCCTGAATAGCCAGAATCTTAATCTTTTTCAGATCCTCAGTATCTTCCTGAGTCACTGTGGTAAGGGAGTTTACTCCTCTACCGATTACGATACCTGTACCAGAGTCATACAGTACAAGCTGTCCGGCATCAATAGCCGCATCCACTGTCTCATCATCCTCAACCTCCGGGATAGCTGTAACCTCATCCAGAGGCTTATATGTAGCGGATACATTCAGATCCAGTCCGGCTAACAGTCCGGCAATTCTGGAGCAATACTGAGCCGGAGTATACTGTGTATCTCCTACACTCAGTTTTTCACCGCCTACCAGACAGAAATTAACTGTACCTTTATCATTAGCTACCACGTTAGGTACTACCGCTACAGGGTGGATCTTTCCGGCTTTACGTTTGCCCTTAACCCATGTAGACAGGTTTGTAGCAAGCTCTGGTGTAATAGCCGGATCACCACAGATATAGTTGATCCTCTTGTTTGCAAAATACTTATAAGCCGCTGTGTAATCCTCAGCCGCCGCTGGAAGTACAAAAACGTGAACCGCTTTCGGAGCTCCCAGAAAAGCTCTCTCAATGTAGGCTTTATTGTCTGCTGACAGATCAGCCGGAATAGAGTCAACACTCTTAAGAACATGAGAGCCGTTACTCTTTGCATCCTTAACAATGATACCTACTAAGCCGCCTGTACCTACAGAGATAGTAGCTATTGCTTTCTTTGTAAATTCAATTACAATATCAGGTAATCCCATTATCTTTTATCCTCCTTAATTCTTTCTTGTATTCATTTCCAGATCAATCTCTTGAATCAGTTCATACTCTTTCTCCTGTTTTGTATCCTCTGTGAAATCAAGCCCTATCTTTGTATAAAGGCTTTTCTCTGATAGCCGGATCTCTGAGGAGTATGAGGTTAATTTAGCGTAACGCTGTTTTTGCTGTTTTTCCCGTGATCCTTTCTCTGAGATCACCGGGATAGCTCCGGGTAATAAAAAAAGAGCCTTAAGCTCTTCCTTTACTTTGTATAACCTCTCAGAGTAAACTTGCTCTGAGGCGTTTATCCTCCCAAAGTAGACTATCTGGTATATAGGAGTATCCCTATATACATTTTTGTTTAATAAATTTGTCCCCTCTGTAGCAAGAGTTACTAAAAAAGAGGGACGTTGAAAGCCCTCAGGTACATCCTCAATGTATACCGGGACTCCTCTGTATTTATCAGCTAACAAGCTACAAATACTGTCTAAGAGCCTCAAATCATCCACCTCCCTCAATCTCTCTTCCTATCTGTTGCATAAAGCTCTCCCCTATGGTCTTAAGCCGGGGCTCTGCCTGTCTCATACCATTCTCAAGGAAGTGTTTACCGGGTATATACTTTTCTTTCAGCATGATACCCTTTGTATTTCCGGGCTGGATATACTTACCACGCCCTCCGGCTGATAGATAAGAGATAGGTAAGAATCTCCTATGCTGTACATGACCGTCATTTACATATAGAGCATATTCTACATTAGTACCAATCTCAGCCTCATTCGGAGTAACCACCCCTACCTGAAAGCTACTTACAAGTCTTGAGGTATCTACCGGGATCAGAGGAGAGATCTCTGATAAACAGATGTTAGCCATTTTGTTCATAAGGACTAATTTCTTTTCCTCAAACTTATCAACTACACCCTGACATCTCTCTGTGAACTCTTTCCACCCCGGAACCTCAAATACTGCCCCCATGTTATACCTCCTCTGTAGCGTTGAGTGGTATTTCTAAGTGTGTCCTCTTCTTATAAGGCTTATCAGCCACCGCCTTATATTCTGAGGATAAAATGATCTGTCTGTACTCATCCAGATCATAAACACACACGATATCTCCCAGACGGATATCACACTCAGGATCCATATACAAGGAAAATCCTGTATAGTTAGCTTTCTGAGGCTCTAACTGTGTGGTGCTGTTACTGTCCTTTGTCATCATCAAAGCACACTCATAACTCCCTACATCAGCCAGAGTATTAACAGGTCTGTTATACTGTCCCAGAGTGGAGCTATAACGCTTTACTATACACTTTTTGTCATAATAAAACATTTCTCATCACCTCCGGGGAATCAGCCTTGTAAAAGGATACAAACGCTGTTTAATACTATCCGGGAAATACTCCTGAAATGAGGTACTCTCATCTCCTAAATTCTGTGAGCTGTAACCCTCAGCCTGTCTTTTTCTATACCGGGCTAACACAAGATCCTCCAGCACACTATTGAGCTGTTTAGGGAAAATATCCTCCCCGGTATCAGGATCAAGAAAGTTATCTCTACAAACAGCCTCAATATCTTCACGGGCTTTCTCCATGTAGACAGAAAGGAGCTTGAGCTTTTCCTCATTATCTGAGGATATTCCCAGAATGATCCTCACTCTTTCTAAGCTGTCCATAGGATCACACCCCCTTAGTCCTCAATAAGCTCTACATCATCAATCTCTAAGAGAGCTTTTGCTACAGCCGGATCAGTAGTTGTATACTTACCAGCCATAAACTGCACACCCAGAGATGAGACTGTCAGATACTTGTTAGATGATCTCAGGTTATATACCTTAACCTCAGCTTTTGCCTCTGTGGGCTCCTGTACGGCTTTCTCAGCCGCTTTAGTTGTACCAGCCATTACTTTTACCTCCTTGAATTTCTAAGCCTTTAAACAGGCTCTTATTTTGTGATATTGGTGAGCTTAGCACCGGAATAGCTGTTTAACAGCTTGATTGTACTTTCATTCAGAATATGTCCTTTGAAGTAGTCACCATTCTTAGGGAGCATCTCAAAGAAAGTACCTCTCAGCTCAGCAATCTCTACCTGATCTAAGTCAAGGATCAGCATTGTGTTAGCGTCCATGTGACGATCAAGTACCAGATTGAGAGTACCGAAATCACTTTCGATCTTCTGTACTGTGATACCAAGAACCTGATTGAGTCCCTGTTCTGTGTTGATACGGATATTACCATCAGCTTTAATCAGGCTGTTGATAATTCTCTTTGTACCAGCGTTTACAAATGTGAAATACTCACCCTGAGAGCCGTGATCCCACATTTTCTGCATAGCATCCAGCATAAGAACCTCTGTAAGCCCCTCTGTTGCATCAACTACGTTATTTGCATTGACAAGGTTTACAAGTCCGTTCATCTGACGGGGTACAGTTTCACTACCAGCCGCCTTAGTACCATTCAGGAAGTACCACTCAAGATCTCTCTTTGTCTCAATCAGACGATCAGCAACCTCAGCCTCAAAGCTCTTACCAATGCCCTTAGGATTAAGAGCCTGAGCTGTACCAGATACCTGAGTTACTTTCTCAATGATCTGACAGAGGTTAGAAAGAGTGGATCTGCTGGACTTGATAGGATCACCAGCCTCAGCACCCTCCAGCTTAAGAGTACCTCTTGTTTCATTCAGTTTTCTTTCTCTCCAAGTTACGGTAATATCCGTAGCCGGAACAACTGCCCCTCTACCCATTAACAGAGTAGTAAGAGGAGTATCAGTAGGAGATGTGAGTGCAATCTCTTCTCTAAGATCAACAACCTCATTCTCCAGAAAATCCTTACGTTTTAACATTTCTGCCATTTTAAATTTTCCTCCTTAAATTTTTGTTATTCCTCACTGAACAATCCGCTCAGCTTTTCTCCGATCATGCCCTTGACATTCCCGGTCTTTTTGTAATTACTGTAAGACTTATCTCCAGTCTTTTCCTTTGAAGCTGGAGGAGTATGTCCTTTCAGAAACTCAGCCTTTTCTTTTGCAACCTGTTTCTTAACCTCAGCGTCAAAAAGCTCTTTCATGCCCTTAATTCTTTCTGTGAGCTTTTTCTTTCTTTCCTCATCATCAGAAATAAGAGCCAGATCTTCTACAGCAACCAGATTTCTAAATCCTGTATCAAGTCCAAGCTCTGCCACAGCATCCACTACATCAAGTCGCAAGCCTTTAATTGTGAGCTCATGCTCTTTTCTTGCGTTCTCAGCGGCTCTCTCTTCCTCTTCTGCCTTACGTTTTTCATCCTCAGACATTTTCTCAAGAGCGGCTTTCTTTTCCTGATCCTGTTTCCATTTCTTTTGTGCGGCGGTAACTCTCTGATCTGCCAGCTTTTCATATTTAGCCGTTACTTCTGCCTCTACTTCTGCCCTGATCTGTTCCTCAGTCTTAACAGCCCCGGAGCCTGTCTTACTGTCTTTTGTCTCAGTGCCAGTATTGGTAGTGGTCTTTTCCTCTGTAGAAGTCTCTACAGTAGTTGCTGTTCCTTTTGTTTCGTCCATTGTATTAAATCCTCCTTTTTATAAGTTTTAAGATGTAAAACCCCCGTAGGTTTTCTACATTTAACCCTCTATACATATGTGTGTTTACTTCCTATAAAATCAGCCTACTAAGTGAGTAAAAGACAAAAAAAAATAAGCCTAACAGAATATTTCTACTCTGTTAGGCTTATTTCCCTTATTCTTCCGGGATTTCATCCCAGTTTCCTGTAGTGTTCAATAACTCTTCCCACGTTTTGCCCTGTTTAATACACTCTGCATAGAGTCCCACAATTCCTCCATATTTCTCATCAATATGGAAATCAGGAGCCCCTGTACAGTAACCGAAAGGCTTGCCTCCTACTTTCTCATTGTATTCCAGATAGGCTTTACCTATCGGAGACAGACTGAAAAGCTCTATCTGTTCTTTATCATAGTCAATCCTTGCCATGTTCTTTACCTCCCATACTCAAGCTCATGATCCTCAAGATACACCGCTATATCATGATAAATACCGTCCATACATTTCCATGTTTCCGGCATTACCTTTTTCATCATCTCAACTTCCTCTTTACTTCCACAGACTCTCAGAGCACAAAATGTAGCCCATGTTTCTGAGGATGATCCATCAATTCCAGTTTGTTTATTGTATGAGCTATCATGTCCCCATCCAAAACCTAACTGATTTCTTCCCAGTCTGTCCTTAGTGTACAAACCTATAGCATCTGTTAAAACTCCTAACTGACAAGAGGCTACACTGTCCATTCCTCCAGAGGTTAAGTGTACCATGTACCGGGTAAATGCAAACCTTGTATCTGAGGCTATTCTGCTTAACCCCTTAACAGGCTTGTAACTTTGCCCCTCTTTCTCATTGGAATACTTAACAGCTTTATTCAGAAAACTAACAAGATCTTTTTCAATAGCCGCCTGTATTTTCTTTCCTGTTGGGTATCTACTGGAAGTAAAAGCATACCCAAAAGCATCACTCCCGGCTATCTTTTCTACTGAGCTTAAAATGTGATCTAATTGGTGTCCCTCTTCATGGAATTTAGTTTGCCATGAACCCCTTAAACCATTTTTCAAAGCCCTTTCATGTGTATTAGAGTCCATATCCATATGAATCTTTTTCTCCATTGGAGAGTACCACCCAGATTTTTTCTGTGAGTATTCATTTTTCTGTAACAGATGAGAGAGCTTTTTCTGTATGGTAAGAGCGTCCTTATCCATCCTCTGAGCCATTTGAGTAAGCTCATCCTTATAAGTCTCCATGTCAAAGGTTTTAATGCTTCTATGTCCCTCTCTGAGGCTTCTAAAGAGATCCACATTGTTGTACCTCTCCATACTATCCCCAACATAGCTAATATCAAGGTACAGGTCTTTCTCACTGTTCATACTAAGCATAATAGCATCATTGAGCTTTTGTATCTTATCTGTGATCTCAGCCTGTTTTTTCTGGATCTCCTTTTTAGTCTCTGAGATCTGTTGCTCTGTTTCCCGGATCTTAAACTCCATCTCTGAGATCTCATCAAGTTTCTTATTGATAACATCCCTCTTAAGCCGCCTGTCTTTTCTTACCTCATCAGCAATTCTATCATACTCTTCCTCAGAGATTTTCTTAGCATCTAAAAGCTCCCCGGCTTTCACTCTTCTCTTAGAGATCTCCAGCATCTCAGCATTAAGAGTATCTATCTCATCAGCCTTTTTATTTATTATATCATGATAGTGACCTTTTTTCAGCTCCAGATCTGATAATGTCTTAGTATACTGAGAGGGAATCTTACTCCTCTCATTTTCTAAGGAGTCAATCTGTAAAGAGAGAACTTTTCTTTCTTCCTGAGCCCGTTTCATATCATCCATCACTTTAGCGGTAATGAGATCCTGAGGAGATTTCTCTTTATCTGCAAGCTCCTGAGCCGCCTTAATTCTTGCCGCCTCTTTCTCTTTCCACTTCTCATAATTCTCAGCCCCTCTAACGGATCCGGTAAGCTCATTTAGCTCATTATCCTCAAAGGTATCCTTTACTACAGGAATATACCAGCATCTACAATTAGGGTGTCGAGGTAAAGAGGGTTCTTCTCCCAGCTTATACACTTTCCCGTGATCTTCCCGGCATAAATCACAAGTCCGGCTGTCTCCTCCATTGTTAGCCGCCATATAGCGAACCTCTCCAACATTCTGATCCTCAAAAGCCGCCGCCTGTGAGGAGTATGTTACCCTCTTTGTCTCTGTCCGGGCTACTCTCATAGCGTTATATTTTGATGTATTGATGTTAGCCCCTACTCTATCCGCTATCCTGTCCATGTCCTCTCCTAAAATCATGGACTGAGTAAGCCCTACCCTTAAGTTTCTTCCCAGCCTGTCCTTATCTAACCACAAACGATCAGAGAACATAGCCCCACTCCACGGATAATCAAGTGTATCCTGTATCAGACGGGGATTAAGCATATTAAAGCTACTCTTTACTGTCTGAGTCTGTCCTAAGGTGTATACCGTCCTCAAGAACTGATCTGTATAGATATTCTGGAGATTAGTTCTAAACACGGTATTCTCCTGTTTACCCAGCTTAATCAGCTCTTTATTGATCTGTTCAAAGAGTCCTCTACTCCGGGTGAGGGCTGACTGGTTCGCATAGCTCCACTCTCCTCCAGCTTTCTTTACTTTTGCGATAGTCTCAGCTACATTTCCTAAAATCTCTTTCTGACAGGATCCATAGATAGAGGCTAAGACTTTATTTAACTTCTCAGCATCCTCAAAAGCTCTCTTGTTATTCCTCATAAAGTCCTTTTGTCTCTCATCTATGAGCTTAGCTCTCCTGATCCCATCCTGTCTCAAAATCTCCCTCTGTTCTGGAGTGAGCTGAGAGAGTGGGATCCCGTACATTTTCCTTACTGCTTCATTCACATAGTAGCCACTCACCACTTACTCCTCCTTTATTCCTCATTTACTCCACTGTTATTCCTCATAAAAGGGTTACTCTGAGGAGCATTAGTGTTAGGAAACTGTACTTTACTATCATCCTCAGCATTTTGGATAGAATACGGATCAAACTCTTTCATATTCTCCTTTTTCTGAGCTTTTACCTTTTCAAGTACCTCTTTTGGGTTATCTACGAATGGTAACAGGGCTAACAGAGTCTCATTGTCAACCTTTCCATCCAGTTTTACTACTGTATCCACAATCTCAGTGATATTTGCCGGGATATTTCTCTTAAACTCTAACTTTAAGTTTCTCATCTCTACATCTTTTCCGGTTACAACCTTGATAGGTACGGCTAAGAGCTCTACCAACTGCCTGATAGCCTTATCCATCTTTCTCTCTTTTGTGATACATTTAGTCTCCAGCCCAAAGAGCTTAAATCTGATAGCAATACCTGAGAGATTTCCAGCAAAATTCTCATCTGACAAATCAGGAACCTGAGCAAACTTATAAATATTCTTCTCCAATCGGTCTAAGTGGCTGTTGATAGCGTCTGTCTGGATCTCCTTAGTTACAAACTTCATATCTCCAGAATCAGTGATCTCTACAATGCCCTCCTCTTTGAGCTTCTGCATACTGTCCCCATTCATTACCATATCCTTGATAACAAGGTAAGCATTGCGGAAAGCCTCAAACTCATCTGAAATATCACTCATTACTCTGTCATAGTCGTTTATGAGGCTCTCAATCTTCTCAAGATCACTCATCTCCTCCTCATTGTTGTACAGAGTAACAATAGGGATCCTACCAAAGATATGAGGCTCCTCTCTTACAAACTCAAAGCCCTGTACCCGTGGATTTGAGGTATCATCTGTTCTCTTGAAAAGCTCCATCTTTGTATCACTCCATACCTCAGCATAAAGTGTAGTTCTGTCTGTATCCTCTGTATCAATCGCATACAGACGGATCTTGTAAAGAGCCTGTTTTGTGGAGCTGTTAGCATACACTATAATCACATCCTCAGCCTTAAGCCGGATGATCTTAGTCTTACTCTGTTCATCCTGATACACTAACAGGTGAGACACGCTCTTAATCATGCACTCTTTACCCCACTCCATGAAAAGATCATCTCTGTAGTTCTCCTGTAGAATCCCGTCAAGCTCATCCTGTACCGCTGTATCTGTAGTCTTAAGCTCTTTCAGGTCTACCCCTACATCAGCCTCAGCCGTTTGAGTGCCTACCGCCTTGTTTTCTTTCTCTGTGTAGTTGATAGTGATAGGATTTCCTAAGAAATAACCTACTGTTGTATCAATAATCTGACCGCAAAAATCATTTGCAATCTTATTACACGGCTTATTCTTTCCTTTCATTCTTGCTCTCTTAAAGATCTTAGCCTTACCCTCATAGAGTTTCTGATACTTCATGTACCGGGGCTTGATCTTTCTAAAATGATAATCTACAAGATCATCCAGCAAAGCCACATTAAAGCGGCTCTCTTTCTTCTCAATGTTAAATTCATCATCTATAGGTCTTTTTGTTATCACTGTTCTCATCCTCCTCTTTTCACGCAATAAAAAAGAGCCTCCTCCGGCTCTCCTGTTAAATGTTAAAATCTTCTCTATTCAATACTCTTACTGAGTTACCCTGATCCGCTACTGTTAAGGCAAAGTCTAAACCATCAAATAAATCATCATGATCTACTTCCGGGAATAGTAACAGACATTCCTCAAGATCATCCATACCGATCCTAAACCATACCTTACCATTTTCAAATAATGCTGATCTTCTCATTGCTCTTGTTACCTTATCCTTACTTGTCTGAATATTAATTACAGGTAACAAACTGAGTCTCCTGATCTCCTGAGCAAGAGATTTCTGATACTGTACAGTCTCCACGCCTATTCTCTCCACCATAGGAAACTTATTCTTTCCATAGTCCAGAATAGCATTAAGCTGAGCATTAAAAGTAAGTCTCTCCTTTAAGTAATCCAGCACATAGACATTTTTATTTTTATCCACGCCTATTACCGTTAATACAAAATAGTCATTATTACTGGTTTCGTCCTCTGATATTGCCAAGTCAGCACCCATATAAATCCTTACCGGGATCCAGTAAGGCACTCCCTGAGAATCTAATACCTTAACCCTTACTCTGTTGAGGTCATAATCAATATCATACTCCTCAAAGTGTTTGAAATACTTGTATTTAAAGATCTTACCCTTTGCAAGCTCTGTATTGTTCTGATACTGCATATTAAAGATAATCAGCCCAGCCTCTTCCCTGATACTTCTCAGCTTCTCAAGGCTAAACTTAGACTCCCAAAGAGAATACTCCTGACCGTCCTTAACTGTGATAGCTTGCTGTACATTTACTTTGTAGTTCTTACTCTTAATCAGATCCTCATACAGATCCATAGGGCTGTATCTTGTCCCCAGAATATGTATCTCTCCATCCGGCTCAAGTGTAGGGTACAGGGAACTATAAAACCATTCCTTTAAAACCTTTCTCTGAGCCTCTGTACGTGCGTTTTCAAAGCCTACTAAGTCATCACCTATAATTATATCGAAATGCTTAGATACTACGGCTCCTGAGGCTCCTAACGCTGATACAGTAGCCTCTTTCTTAATCACTGTCCTCCGGTTTACTGTAAACTCTTTATCATTCCATACATTATCCCGGCTTTTCTTCCAGTCTCCGAAAATACGAATTAGATTTACATTTTGCTCAAAGTGGGTACGAATCTCTTTTAAAAATGCACTTGCCTGAGTCTGTGTCTTTGATCCGATCATGATTCTTATATCCGGGTTCCTGAGTACCTTTGTGATACAGAAATCCACATCACCAATAGTAGATTTACCATGTCCACGGGGAGCAAGATCCATAGAGGCTTGATTATCTGATACATTGTGAATGATACTTGCGTGTAAAGGCTGGAGGGATCTACAGGTTATGTATTTGCACACTGTATAGTATGCTGTCTCAAAATCCGCTGTTAGAATGATCTCTTTTATGATCTTGTCTTTCTTTGACTGTTCTAACCATACGCTATCTAATACATTCACCTTTATATCCTCCTTTCTTACGAACTAAAAAGAGGAGCCTTTTGAGCCCCTCTTTGCCTTAATGTATAACCTTTACTACTCTTATGATACTCAGTACCATTAACACGATCCACGCTAACAGATTACAAGCTAATGTGTTTTTCTCCTCATCTTTCCGAATATTGAAATACTTGTTATTCTCCATTATCATAAACAAGCTCCATACAGCTCCCAGAGCCCACAGGATCAGTGTTATCATTCTCATAGCTACTTCATAATTTATCATCTTTTCTTCCTTTCTGCTTCATACCTCAGATCTGAGAGAATACGATCACAATATTTACATCTGTACCCTCTTCCCGGCTTCTTTATCACTCTATGTCTCTTGAAATATAAAGCCCCTCTGCACCGTTTACCTATTTCCTTATACTCCTCATTGCCCCTCATGCTGTTTTCTTCTCCTTACCCTCTGGAGCTGACCTATCTCAAACTCCTTTTCTGTCTTATCTGCCAGATCCATTACAGTTACTATATCCCAGTCTGATATAGCTAAGACTCTAAACCTCCGGCTTGTGTTCTTCTTCAATGTTACTATCTGCCCCACTCTCATCACTACTACCTCCTACCACACATAAGCACATCATAAGAACCCCACTAAATGAGCCTACAATAAAAGCAATAACGCCGACTGCTACACATACTCCAATACTTACCATAGCTTTTACCTCACAAAAAGAGGAGAGCCGCCGCCCTCCCCCTCATCTTTCTTTTATTCTGTTACCAGATCATCAAATACTACCGGGATCTGTTTCTTTACTTCCTCCAGCAATGGAACCATAACCTCTAACATCTGAGGATGAGGCTTTCCTGTCACCCCTACAGCTCTCAGCTTAAAGATGTTCCTCCACTCCCTGAGGTTTGCTGTTACTACAATCTCTGTCTTAAGAGAGTTAGGTAATACCGCTCTTGCCTCCTGAGGGCTTGCTCCCCACTCTAACAAACACAAATATCTATCCTCAGCCTTACAGCAAGCCTCAACCCATGCGTTATACTTCCAAGGCTCTTTACCCCGGCACTCTTTGAGATAAAAGGGCTCAATCACTGAAATCTCTCCCTCATGCCCGTAATTACAGTATCTTGTACTCTCCTGAGCAAATGAGGCTATTCTGTGTCTCACAAGCTCATGTGATACTCCTCTGTCTACTATAAACTTAACTGAGAAAGAGAAATGCTCCAGCATTGCCTCATGTCCTCTCTTAATCAGCCCTCTTACCATCTTCTCAGCGGATCCGGCGGTAATCTTGTCCTCAGACTTATAACAAACTCTTGCTACTCTTTCAATCTTCCTTAAGATCTCCTCCCCATTCAGAGGATCCATAATCTCATACCCAGCTTTTACAATCTTCATTTAAGTGACTCCTCCCAACCTTTAATTATCTTATCTATTTCCTCATCTAAGGATACTATCGGAGTACTCCAACTCCACCCAATAGCAAAGCCGTCAGGATTACATGGACACCTCAGACTTTCCTCATTTAGTTTGTCTACCACTCCCAGAAAAGCCCTATAAAATCTTAAAGCCTTACTAATCTCAGCATTTTTCTTAGTGATCTCCTCAAGCTCTTTCTGTTCATCCTCAGTGAGTCCTCTATCAGCCTCCAGAGCTTCAATCTCAAAGCCAAGAAACTCTCTCGCTTTCTTGAGATCCTGTACAATATCATCCTTTCTTCCGGCTCTTGCTATGTACTTAACCGCTGAGCCCAGATTAAAGTTAAGCCCCCACTCCCGGATCACATCCTTAGGCTCAAACTTACTGAAACAATAATGCTCAGGTCTTTTAATCATATCCTTACTCATTTCTTTTTACCTCCCTGTTTCTCTTCCTTAGGAGCTCCTATCAGCAACTCCTTTTTCTCCGGCTCCTCACTCTTACCTGTTACCATCTCTCTGATGTATCTATGAGGAACATTACAGTTAATAGCGTTAAGCATCTGATCTCTCTGAGTACAGCCTTTTACCAACTCATAAAAAGTAGAAAACTTAACCTGTACTCTGTCCTCAGCTCCAAAAGCATCAGCTAATCCCATGATCTTCTCCTCCTATCTGATAAATGACCAAAGAGTATAAATAATTGATACTAAAACTATCCACCGCCCTGTACTTATCAACTTTCTCATTCTCCTGATCTCATGTAACATATCCTCACAAGACTCCGCATTACAACTATAAGCATCCATCCCCATGTTATAATAACCTTTTCCTAACAACTCATTTATGAGCCTCTGATAATGTCCATTTAACTCTCTGTGGATCTGATAAATAGGACACTCTTTTTCTTTTTCACAATACATTTACACATCCCCCGGCTTTCTGTTGTTCGCCTTGTCTGGATCAAATCCCTCCGGGTATCTTGCCTTGAGCTTATCTACATTCATCTGCAAGATCTCATCAAGATCAAAACCAAAGCTCTCACATAACATAGCTACATACCACATTACATCTCCGATCTCTTTCTTTAAGTGATCCTTGTCCAGATCTTTCTCATGGAATACCCACTTTTTAACCATGTCCAGCACTTCCCCGGACTCTCCGGCTAACCCTAAGCATCCATTTAAGACTCCACCAAACTCCTCTACGCCGTGTTTATCTGCGGCATTTGCAAGGAATAAGAGTCTCTCTGTCCCCTTTCTGTCATTTGTTCTCATTGCTAAAGCCTGATACTCATTTCCTGTCATTTGCTTTTAATCCTCCTCATCATTTCTTTATGCTGTGGTACGCCGATCAGCTTAATAGATACCTCCCTTTTTCTTTCTACGTCCTCAAAGTATTCATAGGACATTACATAGTAAGGGGTATTATTAAATCTTACCCGGCTATTGATCTGGAGCTCATAACCATATTTCTCTACATAAGCTGTAGCCTTTTTGAGCTTTCTCTTTCTATGACTCTTGATAACAGCTCCTATAGCTCTTGCAAACAGCTTTACTCCTCCAGCCAATAAATCCACTATCCCGGCTCCAATATACTTAAAGCCCTTTGTAATCTTTCCCATGATCTTTTACCTCCTGTGTGATCCTTGCCTCTCAGCCTACTTACACTCAGTAATAACCGCCTTAAGTGCCATTTTTAGACAGGCATTAACTTTTTGTGTATATTTCACAATCGGTATTTATAAAACCATAGGGATTTTTTCCTTTCAAAAGTAATCTTGCACAATAAATTAGCTCCTGAGGGCTTTCATCTCCTCTTTGATACTGTCAGCTACAGCAAAAATAGCCTTTCTATCCTCCTCAGTGAGCTCTATTTGCTCCTTATTCTCCTGAGCTACCCTGTCTGTAGGATCTCCTAAGAGTAACAGATCCAGCTTAACCACTCTCTCAAAGTCCTGTATATTCTTGATCTTGACCTTTCCAGCCTTGAAATCCTTTACAAACGCCGCTACAAGGGCTCTGATAACCTTTCTGTACTCTGCTTTTACGTCTAATACTGCATTAGCTGTAGAGCCTTTTTCCGCTGTTTCTTCAATTTCTTTCTGTAAAATACGGTCTTTCCACTGAAATTTACGGCTCCATTCCCCTATAGTACGGGTACTTTTACCACAACTGTTAGCTACAGCCTCTAAGGATCTCTTTTCTCCCATGTTATAGTAAAGCTCAAACGCTGTTTTCTGAGCTTCTGTCTCTTTTTGGCTCTTCTTAGGCACTACTGGAGCCTCAGCCTCCTGATTCTGCCCTTTTTCCTCTACCATCAGCTTTTAAACCTCCTTTCTCCTCACTCACTCCTCCCTTTGTTTGTTGGGAGGGTTCTCTTTAAAATTGCTTTAAATGTATGTCAATTTCATAATATTTAGCTCAACGGCTCTAAAAATATGACTTTCTTTTATTACCTCTTATGTCTTTACTACTATGTTACTCATTATTTCTTTTCTTTTTGGTATTACTGTTTCTGCTTTTATCCCTGTATTTATCAGTATTTTCTCTTTCCCCGGCAATGCTCTTTTTCCCCGGATTTCTTCATCCTCATTTCTATGAATTTCATAAGGCTATGCAATATAAAATGAGGTACTTTTCCTTTCCCCGGATCTGTACCTCATTTTTCTTATTTTTCCTCTGTATTCTCTTCTTTCCCCGGACACGCTTTACACTCTAATCTGTTATTTAATCTCCTGAGCTCTAAAGATAATATGTATATTGCCCGGTTCATTTCTTTTCGCCGCTCTTCCTCCAACTTCTTCTCTTTTTTGATATTTACCAGAGTGAGTACATACTCCGCAAGTAAACAGATACAGAACACATAAGGACTAAAATAGATCATATACGCTAAGATCTTTCCTATCATTTTCTTTTACCCTTTCTTCCAGCTACCTCTCTTGCCATTATGCCGCCATGTAATTTAAGATAATTGTTTGTGATCTTCATACCATACATAAGACTCAGCATAGCATTTCTCTTAAGCCTAAAATCACTGAAAGTAACTGTCAGCTTCTCAGGAAAGCTAAGAGCTCTGTCCCTGAAATCCATATCAAGCTCTACTGTCTCAACTATCTCCTCACATTTATCTGCTACCTTTTTACCGTCAATATATAACGCTCCTATATACCTCTCTTTAACAGCCATGTTACAAATCCCTCTCCCGGCTCAGCCTCTACATACTCATTGTATCTGTTACTCAGCATGATTAACTCATCCTGTGTAATCCTTACGCTGTTGGATCCAAAACGTAACATAGGGAGAGTAGTTTTCTTTTCTTTCGGTTCCTCCGGCTCTATATCCTCCAGATCATCCTCATCTTTTAAAAGGTCTGTCAAATCTACATCAGAGAAACCAGTAAGAGAAATATCATAGTCCTCATCTAACAGATCCTCCAGCTCTTCCTTGAGTAAATCCTCATCCCAGATAGACAACTCTGATAACTTATTGTCTGCCAGTCTATAGGCTTTCTGCTGAGCTTCTGTAAGTCCGTCAACTACTATGTACGGAACTTTCTCCAACCCAGCTAAGATAGCCGCCTCTCTTCTGGTATGTCCGGCAAGGATCACTTTCTCCTCATTTACCAGAATAGGATTAGTAAACCCATATTCCTCAATACTCAGCTCTATAGCATCAAGAGCCGCACGATTATCACGGGGATTTTTCTCATACGGGATCAGCTCCTCCGGGTTACAATACTGTATTTCTCTTTCTTTCATATCCATTGTAAATTTACCTCCTAAATCTTCCTTTTTTACTTCCTACTACTTCAAACAGCTTTCATAAATATAGTGTAAATACTTCCTACAAAGTCAGCCTTTAGTGTTTCGTTACGTTCAAATAATCCAGATCTACATTAGATACACAAGTAATAGGAATCTCCTTTCTCTGCCTACTTACTTCCTGATCTGGAGTGAGGTAAGGATGTTTTATCATCTTTGCCTTTCCCCGGCTCATGCTTGTGTAATACGGATCGTGCTCTCTTAGCCACTTGTCGGCTTGATCTTCTTCTCTTTTTCTTATTCTTCTCACCCTTGCTGTCCTCCTTTTCCAGAAATCTACAGATCCTCTTAAGAGCTCTCTGTATATGCACATTTACCGTCTGTTTTTTACAGCCCAGTACATAAGCTATCTCATCCTGTCTGTATCCCAGCCCTAACACATAGATCAGAGAAATAAACTGAGCCTCTGTTAATACTCCTCTGTTAATCCGGCTTACATCAAAGCCAACCTTTTTATTTTCTCCGAACTCTGTAATACTTACCCCTATTGCTGTCTGTAGATCTACTAATATAGCTGAGGCTACTGTATCTCCTCCCTCAGCCAGTTTCTCCACCATTCCCCAGCTTGATATTATTTTCTTTACTGCCTCTGTATCACTGTAATCAATCTCCAGCAATCTATCATTTGTTGTCTTTACCCTCACGGCTCCCAACTTAATCACCTCTTTCTTATATGCTCCATCACTCTGTAAGGAACCTCAACAACCAGCCCTTGAGGATAAGATTTTAATACTACCTCAGCTCTCCCTTTCTTGAGCTCAGTGATTACTCCATAACTGTAATCAGCATCAAGAGGCATCATATACTTTATCAATTCGCCCTCTTTAAACACGTTATCCTCCTCAAAAAATAAAGAGACAGAAAGTTATAAGCTCCTGTCTCTCCTGTTTATTCTCCTGATCTGATCCTTTTTAATCCTGTGATAGCTCTTTGCATCCCGGAGATTCTCCCCTCCAGATGTTTTAGAGTCTTATCAATATCCTCCGACTTTTCTGAGTACCAATATCCACGGCAAGAACTACAAACCGGGTATCCGTCACTCCTCAGGTAATTTACCACAGCCCTTAGACTCTCTTTCTTTAAATTAAATAACTCACATATTGCCCCACTCTTTACCGCTATGCTTTCCTCATAGTGAGTAGTCTTAAGATATTCTAAAACCTCAGCCGCTTGATCTGAAATCCACACGTTTTTAGTTTCTTCCATGCCTTACACCTCCTTATAGTGATAACCAGAGATATAAGATTTTTTAGACAAAAAGAGAGCTAAAAAGAAACTTTTTTTCTCCTTAGCTCTCCAGTTATTTACTCATCAGCTTCTACTACTTCTCCGTCAACACATCTATAGTATGTATCAGCCTTAATCTTTTCACCGTCAACCTGTACCATCTTAGCTCCAGCCAGCTCCCAACTCTCTACATCATAAGGAGTTTTATAGTCTCCATCAAACCACTTTTCTCCAATGTATCTCCAATCAGAGAGGATCAAGTGAGCACCTAAGCAACCTTTAGCTTTCGCCTCATGTCCCCATGCAACCGCAACACCAGTAGGATCACTAACAGATGAGGCTCCATAATCCCCTGTCGCAGATGCAAAACCGTGTCTTTCGTCTGATTTTGCCTCTTTGTTTACCTTGCTCATAGTGAACTCAATAGCCGCTTTTACCAACCCAGCAATAGAAATTCTTGCACCAATCTTAATATCAGTAGCACATACCTTTGTATCATCACTTCTTCTATCCATGTCTCCAGATAACTCTACCTCATGAAAAACGCTCTGAGCCGGACTGTAATAACCAAAACAATCCAGAGGATACTCACACGCATGGAACCCCTCCTCACAACACTCAGCTTTCTCTGTATGGAACTCCTTACCCTCCTCATACTAAAAACCTCTACAAGTTAAGTCTTTGTTAAATCCTTTAAATGCTTTCATTCTCCTTATCTCCTCTCTGAGTGATTTATTTTCTTTACACTCAGTAATAACCGTTTACTCCTCAAAATTTAGACATAACAAAAAGAAAAAGTGTAAAAGATTTCTCTCTTACACTTCCTCACGGATTACTCAACTAACTCAAATCTATAAAGCTGTTTTGCCTCAGGGTATTTCTTATGATCCACCTCAGATAAAAACATCCCTAAAGGTCTATGCCAGACCTTACCATCTGTACACATATAAACTACACTGTAACTACCTACGCTCTCTGTATCATGAGATACAGCTAATATCCTTACTTTTTTCCCGGTCTTAAAGTGTTTCCATATTTGCCCCGGCTTTACTTTTCTGTTATTGTCTACCTTATGTACATTTGCTTTAAAATACTTCTCACACTCTGCAAGATCACAATTTATATAATTTAATGGGTTATCTTCTTCCCACTCCCCTATATCTGCTGTCTCTGTGTGAAAATGACGAGGAATTAAATCAGTCCAATTTCTAATATACTCCTCAATTTCTCCCTCACAGTATGCCCCATCAATATCCAATAAATAACCACTGATTTTATGTAATTCTGCCATTTTACATACCTCCCATTTCTTCTCTAATACTTCTATCACAGGCTCCCTCAATGATTTTACAGATCTCAATATACTCAGCCTTTGTAAGGAATATCCCTCCTGTAATATCATGTACTATAGCTCTCAGGTTCCTGTTATCTACCATTGTTACCATCTCTTGATCCAATTTCTTTTACCTCCTCATAATTCCATACACAAATACATTCGCCGTTCTTAACCGTACACTTAACCCTTTCTAAAATTACGTCTTTCTTCGGAATTTCACCAAAGTGTACACAAAAATAAATAGGAACTCTATCAGCTATAAACTTCTGTACCTCATTTGATAACAAAGTGTCTCCCCAGAAATACACCTCATGTCCAAAATATGAAAAATCTGCACCTACAACAAAGATACCAGAAAAAGTACATAAAATTTCTGACAGTAGTTCTTCAACATAATTTCTTGAAAATACCATTCTCTACCATACCTCCAACTTTCTCATAAAAACCTCACAACCATCCTCCCCCAGCCATTCTACACTCATTGCCCCAGTTTCCTCCTTATCAATGCTCTTACTCCGCTTGCTTTCAAGTCTGGTAAATCTACCAGCGGATCCTCTAAGCCTCCCAGAGACTCAATTACAGCCTCCAGAGCCGCTCTACTCTTATACAGATCCTCCATAAGACTATCCTCAATCACATAATAATCTTTCCCATCTCCAAAAGAGATAGCTAAAGCATAATCTTTCTTTCTCATGCTGTAGGCTTGCTCTTGAGCCTTTTCTAACCATGCTTTTTTAACTGAGATAGATTTACTCTCTACTGCCTTTGTCTTTGCCTCTATAAACAGATCAGATGTAATTACATCACCTTTCAGGAAAGGAGTAGAGCCGGATCCTATCACCTGTCTCCCTCCTATGTTCTTTGCAAGCCTTTTCTCCTGTTTATCACTCAGCTTTCTTGTGTTCATACTTTCCCACCTCTTCTACAGGTATTGCTTTTACTGTAAATCTCCACTTACGGGCATCATCACCAATCATATAAAAGAGTCTTGCCTCAGCTAACATAGGGCTGTCCTCAGATATACCGAACTGAAAACATTTCTTTGCTGTATTCCAGATCCCGTACTTTCTCCCATTTCTTCCTCTGTAGTATTCTCCTCTTTTCATTACTCAGTTCCTCCTAAAAGATCTTTCTCCATAATCAGCAAATAAGAGTATCCGGCATAATTTGTATCAGTGCCTCTCTCAACTACTTTCTTTCTTCTTTTCTTTTCAAATCCCAGATCTTTCAATTTCTTAATAAGATCCTTATTACCCTTTTCTTTTACAGTAAGCCCTACAGACTGTATAACCTTATCACCTCCGGCTGTGATCCGTGTGATCTCTAAGTCCTCTCTTATGGCTCTTAACTTCTCATTGATCTTATCCAGATCTTTCTGATTCTTATAACCCACTGTCTTTTCCTCCAGTCTGATACCATCAATCTCCCACAGATCCGCTCTCAGTTTATTTATATCAAGCTCTCCATTCTGCCAGCGTGTATACTGATCCAGAACTGTATCAAGAAACTCCTGTACCTTTTCCGGCTCATCTTTCCAGTATTTATCTATGAGTACATTACAGGGGAGAGTAAGTAAAAGCATCATAGCTGTATTGATAGCATCCGCTGTAGCCTCTTCTCTAACCTTTTTGAGCTTCTCTCTTACGTCAGCCTTTGCCTCATAATCAAGCTGATTTCTTAAGGTTCCGGGAGTATAGTTATATACAGGCGGCTTACTTACTTTCTCACCTTGTCTCTTCGCTCTCCGGCGTTCTGCCCTGTTCATGTATTCCATGTAAAACAACCCCCACTCTCTTTAAACTTTCCTGTACATCAATAACTCTCTGGTTCGCTGATCCAACCCATTTCAGAGAAGTATCTCTGAGATATTCCACATACTCACCATCTACCAGTACATCAATCTTTCTCAGGATCTCAGGATATAACCACAAGATTTCCTCCCACATATACCCTGTATAAATCCATATTGTTTTCCCCGGATACTTCCCTTTTATCTCCTCAATGAGCTTTCCTACCTCAGGAGCATTGTAAGGAGCTAAAGGATCTCCTCCAGAGAATGTTATACCTGAGATGTAATCTTTCTCTAACAGCTCAAATAACTCAGCCTTTGCCACCTCATCAAACTCTACACCGCCCTTAGGATCCCATGTAATAGGATTCTGACAGCCTTTACAATGATGTTCACATCCAGCTAACCAGAGGACAACTCTTAAGCCGTCCCCGTTTAACATATCGTCCTTAGTTATGTTATGATACCTCATTATCCCTCAGCCTCCAGATCATAATATACAAGCTCCTCTCCCTCAGGTAATGGACAATCATCCATACTCCACTTAAGAGACTTAACCGCCGCCCAGCCATAGCTCAGACTGTCTACATAATCCTGATTAAATACCCGGCTATCAATGTATAACCTGTCTGATTTACCGGATCTGTCAGACTCTTTCAGGTATGTATCTAAATGTCTCAAATCAGTAAGATCCCTCTTTACTGTCTCCATCTTTCCATGATGAATTGTATAAGTAATACCGTCCACAGCATCAATCAGCATCTTACAAGCCCAGTAGCTTTTTAACTTTCTGCTACTTGCTGTATAGAGCCAGATCTTACCTGTATATCCCTGTAAACGTAATCTGTGGATCATTTCCACTACACGCTCAGACATTAACATAGGCTCTCCCCCGGTAATACAAATCTCCTCATACTTAAAGAGATCCTCAAAAGCCACCCGGTTAATCTCTCCCAGATGTTCATTACAGCACCCTTTACACTTCCGATTACATTTCATTGTGACTATCACTCTTGCTCTCATCTTGTACCTCCTCACGGCTTTCTTGCCAACATTACAATCTGCTGATAATAAAAATATCTATCATTGGTATCCTTGTAAGCCTCATAGATCCCGGATCTCTTAGCTACTGCATTTCTCACTTGCTCAGCATCAAACTCTCTATCAAAATTTCTTTTCTGAGTTTCCTCATGTCTATCCCGGACAGCTACCAACCTGTCAATCTCCTGATCTGCCGCATCTATGAGCTTATACAATCTCTCAGCCTGTTCCTTTAAGATAAATGAGTTTGTCTGTGCCAGCTTTATAGCTCTAAGCCATGTCTCAGGATCTCCAGACTTAACTACCTCATCAGGATCCAACTTGTGCTCCATGCAATAACACTCAGCATCATGTAAATGTAAAAAGACCTTTTCCCCGGCTCCTGTATCTATCAGGAAATAATGATTAGCCTGTAGCTTTCTTACTCTGTCTCCTGAGTATAAATGTCCATCACTCCAATGAGATCTCATTTACTGCCTCAACTCCTTTCTCATAGAGTAGTAACCAGAATCTCCCCAACTTTTAGACAAAAAAAAAGAGGATCTCAACTCTTTTTCTGAGATCCTCTTTACTGATATCATTTTACTTTCCAACGTTTACCACAATCCTGACAAGTAGCCCATGTTTCTGTTACCTTTTTCTCTTTACGCTTTCTAATCAGCATCCAGAGTAACCACAAGCCTCCTGTACAGATAATCAAGAGCAAATTCCAGAGAAAACTCCGGCTCTGACTCACCATCATTGTATTAGTTGTTACTGATACATTCTCACTTCCACACTTAGGACATTTCATACACTATTATCCTCCTTAAATTTTGAGTATATTATACTATCTATTTACCGCCGCATCAATTACAAAACGAGCCCACGCCCTACTATCATCCTCCCCATACATTCTGTATATACAGTCCTGATATGGTACTCTCCAGTATTCTCTCCCGGCTCCCTCAGCGGTCAGCCCACGCCTCTCATACTTTCTCTCTATGTTCTGTAAGTGGTGTCTAAACTGATGTAAGAAACTCTCAAGATCAGGCTCAGTAAGATAGATCTCTCCTGTAGCCTGTACATAATTATCATCTCTTACCCAGACTGTTATAACAGGGATTGATACTTGATAGAGGTCTGAGAGATCTGTGTTAAGCTCTCTCAGTGCCTCCAGTTTCTCAAAAGGATCTCCTGTTACCCAGTCCGTTTTATTCATAAGACTTACTACAGGATCTATAGCCGGACTGTCTTTATAAATTTTCTTATATAGTTCCTCTCTTTCATCTATTCTCACACAATCTCCTCCATTCTTCTAACCAACGCTCAGCCCCTTTACAACTATTCTTATTCAGAGCCTTACTTTCCCCATTATAAAAACTCTTAACCGCATCCTCTACAGACTCATACACATCTCTAAAAGAAGTCTGATTATAATAATCCCACTTTCTAACAGATCCTACTTTCAGCCTCTCTAAATCCCAAATAGCCGTAAGCACCTCTCCAGACAACTCAAAATTATATCTACAAGTAAGATCATAGTATTCCATAATACCTCTCTCCAGCTCAAAACGATTTTTCAAAGCTATCATAAAATTATTATGATCTGATCCTCTGTAAAGATTTACCTCTTTATCATATGCCTCTAACGCTGAGAACTGATCCCCTAAACACTTATAACAATTTCCAACAAGTCTATAATAGTTTGGTAAATTGTCCCACGGAAATTTTAACAACAAATCTAAGGCATCTTGATACATTCCACTCCCATATAACTGAGCCGCCTTTGTGTATGCTGATCTGGTAGTGTCCTCAGAACTATTTTTATTTCGATTAAAGAACATGGTATAATTACCTCCTCAACTTTTGAGGTAATTATACCATAAACCAATAGTATTTAAAGCCCTCCTTAGTTCCAATCTTTTCCCATAAAGTCCTCTAACACAGCCTCAACCTTTGAAAGATTTTCTCTGTGAGTAGCTCTTGCAGATCTGAGAAAACGAATATTATCATTTACCTTATCATCCGGGGTATTCCACTGTACTCCAGCCTCATCCTCTTTTTCTACTAAGAGGGTTTTAACTTTCTCTACAGCTTTCTTTTCTTTTTCTACCTCTGCCTCAAGTAACTGCTGAATATACACTAATGAACTGACTCTCATCTTATTTTCCTCCTTAGTTATATTTACAATATCTACGAGCATCTGCTACGCACTCAGCCTTTGTATACCCAAAGGCTACCGCATTACCCCAACCATTCCGGGCTACCCACTCTGTAACCATCCCATTACTCTTTGCTCTGTCATTATAAGGATCATAATTCTGGATCTTTTCAAACTCTAAATCTTTAATTGTCATAACTTCCACCTTTCCGGGAGCCCTTAAGCTCCCAACTTCTCTAAGTCCTCATAAGAAATATTTACTGTTCTGTATGTAAGTACCCTTTTCCAATCATCATACCCAAAGGTATGTTCCTTACACTCCCAGTTAAGAGTAACCCCTACACTGTCTGCCGCATCATTCAGATATACCTCAATCCTATCTAAGTGACCTCTGTTCCACTGTAAGGTTGAATCGTCACATTTTCCCTCTTTCATTTTTGAACGATTAAGAGCCACCAGCTCTGAATACTCGTTAAAATCTTCTACTAATCTCATTAAAATATTTTTCATATCTATTACCTCCGGTCTTTTGTATTTCCTGTTCCTTATATTAGATATTATACACCTTTTTAATAATATGTCAATAGATATTATATAGGTTTTTGAAATTTTCTTTTCTGTCAGGAGAAAAAAAAAGAGGATCTTTCTCAGATCCTCTCCTATTACTTCACTTCTTTTACTAAGGTTCTCAAGTGCCATCTCTGGATATTATAACCTCCGGCTCCAATAGTCTCTACTATAGCCTTTCCCTCTTTTCCAATAATAATCCCGTCTAAACATTTACCTCCCCATCTAATACCACTTGCATCTGTAATCTCTCCGGTAACTGCTACCACTCTGTTGTACAGGTCTAAGAGCCACATATCAGCATCACGCTCATTTATCTTTCTAAAATCTTCCTCATCTTTGTACAAATAAAACTCTCTTGCACTGTAAGAATACATTTTAGAAAAAGTTTTGTAATCCAGCTCCTCACTTGCTTTACTTATTACAGCTTTCATACTAAGATCACTCTGAGTCCAGCTCTCTATCAATTCCTTTTTAGCTTCTTTGAATGCCTCAGGAACTAATGTGGCAATCATGAGCTCTTTCTGTACTTGTTTGTCTAACTTCTCTCTCCAGTTATCAACCACTTTCTTCTGATCTTCAAGTTTTCTCTTAGCTCCTTTAATGTCCTCCTCTTTACTCTGAACATCACAACAATCCCAGTAAAGCTCATCTCCTGTAGCTTTCTTATATGCTGATCTCTTCTCTTCGTCCCACATTACAGCCTTAAGGTTATCCATATACTGAGCCATCCAGTCAACCCTCAGGAGCTTAGCCTGTTTCTTTTCAAGCTGTTTCTTATGTCTCTCAATAGTATTTTCACACTTAGTAGCTTTTTCCTCTGCCTTTAATAATCTCTCTTTTAATTCAATGCTTGTCATAATCTATTACCTCCTGTGGATCCTGTTCTTTATATTTCTTATTATACAGCTTTTTGTTAATATGTCAATACTTTTTATATATGTTTTTGATAATATCTTTTTACTCAAGCAAAAGAGGAGCCTCTCAGCTCCTCAAATTACCGCTACCCATTCTCTTTTCCAGATAACAAGATCACTTTATCAGAATGTCCTATATCCGTTATCTCATCAACCTTAAAAGATCTCACTGTATAGCGTTCCTGTAAAGCATCTACAAACACAAACTCAAGCTCAAAATCCTCATACTTAGAAAGTTTATCTATTAAATCTTTTACTCTCATTGCATAGCCACCTCATTTACTTTCCCCTTTAACCACTCAAACTCATCCAGATCATTGTAAAAGTAATTGATTACTCCAGCTCTGCCCTGTAGCTTCTTTTCTGTTCCATCACTAACAGGAACCTTAAACCATGAGTTAGACTGTTCAATAACTCCCAGCTTTATTCCCAGATCAATAGTATCTGTACCATCATCCACTCCCCGGAAATAATTGAGAGTGTAGCTGTCCAGTCTCCTGTCATTCTTTGTAACCTTGTTCTTTTCTACCCGGACATTTACCACATTTCCTACCGGATCCGAATATGTACTACTTTTCTCATCACCTTTCTCATCAAGTAAGGATCCCTTTGTAAACCATAAGATCTGTGAGCAAGCGTGAGCTATTGCTGTACCGCAAGGGATTTTATACGGCTTGTACATATTTCCAATATTCTCCCTGAGCTGGTTAATCATCAGGAAAGTACACTCGGCTTTCTTACAGAGAGGTACAGCCTTATCACAAAAGGCTTTCATAAGAGCACTGTTACCTCCATAGCTTTTCTCATCCAGCCCTTTCTCCTGTACTGCCTTAGGTACGATAAAGGGAGCACTGTCTAAGACTGCTAAGCCTACCTTACCGGACTTTATATAGTCTAAGAGCATATCTAAAAGCTCCTCTCCATACTCACTCTCCGGCTGGATCAGGATAACCTTACTCCAATCTACTCCCAGAGCCTCCCCCCATTCTTTATCTATGGTATTCTCAGCATCCAGATACACACAGTATTTATCAGGATACTTTTTCTGGAAATTAGAGATAATGTCCAGAGCTGTAGTAGTTTTACCGCTCTGAGGGAGTCCTACAAGCTCTATCATTCTTCCTACCGGGACTCCTCCTCTTGTGAGATAATTCATTTTAGGGGAAGTATACGGGATAAACTCCACACTCTTGAGCTCAGAGGCTTTTCTCACAATGTTTGTTTTATACTTCTTATTTACGCTTGCTACCAGATCATCAATCTCAGACATTATCAGCACCTCCCATAAGATCCTCAAGGATCATAAAATCCTCCACATCTTTCTCAGTAAATCCTACTCTGTAGTCCAGCCGCTCTATCTGATTTACAAAGTCAACTGCTACCTTATCTCCTGATTTACTTATTACTGCTACACAATCCTCACAGATTACAGCCGTTTCCCCGTCCTGATTAGATATACTGATCCCGGACTCTTCCAGCTTCTCAAGGAAAGCGTTAGTTTTATCCATAAAATCCATAGCTCTCCCTACTTTCCTACATACTCACGTATAAAGGCGTGTCTATCAGGATACGCCTTTTGCAATACAGGAACTCCACACTTCTCTTTAGGATCATTCTTAAAGTAACTCTCTCCCTTTTTGAGGAGATCATACTCCTCAGTAGCTTCAAATCCCCATAAAATATGAAAACAGTCAAAGCTACCACATTTACATCTGATTCCAAAAGGTACAGGCTTGTGTTTTTCTGGATACTTCCTATCCTGTACTGTATCCTCTAAGCCCTTTTCAAGCCACATTTTATAAACAGCTCCACACTCCCGGCACTCATAAATATAATAACCATGTACAGGAATATCCTCATATTCCTCAGATTTCTCTTTCTTCTTTGAGTGCTCCATTTCCTCACGGATCATATCCTCAACCATCTGAGCCTCTTTGTATCTTGATACCATTTTTCTTAATTTTCCACCACTTGACATTTATCTAATCCTCCTCAGATTTTAAGATCTTATCTACTGCCTCATTGATCTTAGGCATCTGTTTAGCTATCCAGTCTACAAGTACCTCATCATCTCCATATTTTGATAATCCAGACTCAGCAAAGAAAGCATGAATAACCTCATGTCTTATTACCTCATCTCTTCTTAATTTCTTTGCTGATACTGAGTCTATATCTTCCAGAAAATCCTTAAGATCTCTGTAAATGATTTTTCTATTGTATGCCTGACAAATTCCATCAGCACCAATCCCCTCAATAGCTGAGGTATTTCTTGTTACTGTATACTCAGATCCCAGAATATCTACTATCATTCCTGTGTAGCCTCCTTATCCGCATCACATCTATCCAGTTCTTTTAAAGTCAACTTAACTGTTTCCATGTAATACTCCTCACAAAAGGCTTTCATTAACAGCAAAGCTGTTCTAAGATCCATCCCTGTAGCAATCACATGGTTACACTCATCTAATACCTCATATCTCTTTTCACTCATCTTAATCCTCCTCATTTCTCCTCACATAACTATCTTTACTGAACCTGTCCAGATCACTCTCTGAGATCCTCTTAGATAAGGCTTTCTTTAAGCCGCTATACATCTTCTCAGCCATATCCAGCTTTCCTCTCAGGCTGTTATAGGTTCTCTTGTAAATAACCTCTACAAGAGCCTTATCCTCTGTGAGCTGTTCTACTCTTGCCTTTCTCTCCTGTACTGTCCCGGATACCTTTAACATTGCCTCATTGTATTCCTGTCTTTTCTGACTGGAGCTTATATCTGCCATGAGTCCAAACTCTTCCAGCTTCACCCCAGCTCTATACATAAGAGCCGGGATCTTTACACAGTAATACTCAAGCTGTGTATCTGGTATATCCTCAATAGAGCTCTCTCCAATGCTGTCCATGATAACCTCCAGCTCCTTAATAGCGTTATCAAGATCCTCACTGTACTCTTTTGTAAGTTTCTCACTGAACTGTACAGCTACAGAACTCTCCTCCCGGACTTCTTCAATCAGCTTTTTGAGCTTCTCACTACTTGCCATGAACTGTAACCTCCCGTAAAAATTTGTTATACATCTTCTCCAGATGATCCAATCTCCATACAGGAGACATATCACCGCTTACAATTTTAAACACTGTATGAGGAATCACCCACACAAAACGGAAGTTACCAGACTCCCAGTTAATCCAGATGTTAATACCATCCTCGTCTATATACTGATCCTCTGTATTGTAACCATTTCTACATACAGCCCACTTAGTAAATCCACTATCCTCTAACCACTTTGTAACTACCGTCTTATTTACTCCCATGAGATACTCCTCCTCTCCTCACAATGTCCACGGCTCTCTTTACGCTTACCGCCTTAAAATATCTGTGAGGGACACTCTCAGTAGACATTACAATACTGCACCCCTCCAGCTCTTTTACAATCCTGTCCTCCATCCTCTGAAAGTTTTTCACTTGCTGGATGTTAAAATCTACAGCAACATTGTAATTATGCTCTAAGGTTCTTATATACTGGATCAGATCCGCTTTCTTCATGTTATTAAGGGTACTGTCTGCCTTTGTCTCACAATGCTTTCCAACCTGACTAATATCCATTAACACTCCCACCTATCTCACCTCCACACTTAACTCATATCTTTTAAGCCATGAGCTCAGGTCATATCTGTACAGGGTTCTTTTCTTCTCTGACGGGATCCTGATACCATTCTCTCTAAAGAACTCTATAGGGATACTCTTTCTCTCTCCAGCTTTTACAAAATTCTCCACATATCCTACAGAGAGAAAATATGTCTCCTCCAGATCCCGGAAGTTTACCATATACCCTCCATAGACTCCCAGATACTTTACAGCCTTTATCATCCCCTTTAACTGACTCTCTCTGATCTTTACCAGAGGGAGGCTCTTACCTTTGTGAGTCTTAAGCTCTAAGAGAATCAATACAGGAAATTTATATAACCGGAAGTCTGCCGGATTACTTACCCCATAAAAACCACTGGTATCGTCTTTGTATCTTTCAAGAAAGCAATCAGTCGGGACACTCTCCTTAAACTCTTTCTCAAAGACCTTACCCATGTTCTTCTTTCTCTCAGCCATCAGAAACACCCTCCCACAGTCTTATTATCCTGTATGTTAGGCTCCTGAGCCCTCTCAAGCCTCTTACACGCCTCTTTATATCTACAGTAGGTACATTTATCCTTATCAGCCGGGGGAGCCTCTTTGTGGGCTATATAATTGTTTACACGGCTAATCTTTCCTCTTACTTCCTCTTTCATCTCGTCTGTGATCTTCCAGAGGTAAGGCTTCTTACTACAGAAATTACGATCCTCATAAAAGAAAAGTATGTAATCAATCCCTAACCCCAGACCATAACAAGTAGCCTGATACTTGTGATCCATCTTAGGCTCATACCTCTTAGAGTGCTGGTAAGTGCTTTCTGTCTTAATCTCTAAGATCACATCTTTACCCATGAAATTTAAAACTCCGTCCGGCTGGAACCAGATACTCAGCTCATCATTTTTACACCTTGCCTCTGTATGATCTTCATTCCACCCTACAAAGTCTGTGTTTACTCCTTTTTCCTGAGCCTCTTTTACCATCTCCTCCAGATCCAGAGTTTTTACTCCCTCCATAGACTCTACAAGGTGCTGGATCCGTAAATGTCTATCTGTCCCGGAGTGACAAATCTCCATAAGGTTTATATCATGCTCCTCCTTATCCTGTTCCTCTCCTGTCCTCATAAAATAAAGCATCCTCTCACATCCATACATAGAAGAGGGACGGAAATAATCAGCCGGGATAGGCTGTTTATGTTCTTCCTCATACTTAACTACAGCCGCCTCATACCCTTTAAGAAAAGCATCCTCAAAGGATACATTAGCGGCGTTCTTTCCCTGAGCTACCTTGATTAAACTTGATAATCCCATGATCCTGTATCCTCCTTTTTTATATTCACTGAGTAATAACCAGATCTGAAAAGAAATTTAGACAAAAAAAAAGAGCCCTTATGAGCTCTTTTCATCAGTGCCTCCTACTCCATATCTCCCAACACACTCATTACAGAGCCGGATCTTTACAAACCGATCTATAAACCTATTCCATGTTTCTCCAGATCTATAGGGTTCCATCCAGACATATCTTTTACAATGAGAGCACATGACCGGGATTACTGCAAATCTGTTACTTTTCAGCTTCACTTTTGATCCGCTCCTCCTGTAATCTCTGTCTCTCTTTATATTCCTCAAGAGAAATCTCTGTAAATGATACCTCATTCTCCTTAAAATACCTATTTACCTCAACTCTTTCCCCGTCTGCTTTCTTGATGTATAAAATAGCTAAGGTATCATAATCTCCATTTTTCCGGTCTGTCAAAAGCTCATCACATACGATAACATCCGGTCTACTGTTAGGCATATAAGGAAGAGTGAGCGGATACATCTCATTATAAATCTTTGCTACAAACCCATTGTGCCAGCTTACATGAGGGTTCTCCTCACTTGTACAATAATATCTATTAATATCACTGTAAGTTACTGATCCATCCTGAGCAACTCTCTTAAACAAGCTACTCATTCTCTTACACTGATACTGTTTACTTTTGTCTCTGCTATCAATACGAGGCTCTCCCCATACCTCCTCTGTATCCTCAATAGGAGTAAGAGGCTTTCCGTCAATCAGGCGGTTAAGGATATTCTTAGTAAATCCAATACTCATACCACTATAACCGTCACCTAAGAGGCTCTCAAAAGCTCTCATAGCACTGTCATAGCAAGCACAGCCATAATCCCACTCACCCTCAGGCTTATCTCCTCTTTCTCTCTTACTTGCAATAGCTACCTCATTTTTAGCCCATTCTAACATACTCATTACTTACTCCTCCATTTCACAATATTTTCTGTACATGGTTTACTGGTATCCCAGCTATACCACAAATCATTTCTGTAGTTATAAAACACTTCCAGCTCTTTCCCGGACTCTGTAAGCCCTATTACATTGTCTGAGCAATACTGAAAGCTCCCAGTTACAAGAGGGGTATCCTCCTCACAAGATACCCACTCTATTTTTTTTTTGCTCATACTTATACCCCGTATTTCTCAGCTAAATTCTCACCATACCAGTAATCATTAACCTCAGCATCCACACTCATAGGGAGATCAATCAGGCTATGTCCTACTCTCTTCATGGTTCCTACTAAGAGCTCAGCTCCCTCTTTAATATGCTCCTCAGGTACTTCCATGATTAACTCATCATGTACGGTAATAATCATGTGACAATCCAGAGCCTTGTACCGTGGATCATTGTAAATAGCAATCATGGAGAGTTTCATGATATCCGCTGAGGATCCCTGTATTACTGAGTTAAGGCTCTGTCTGTGAGCCTCCTGATATCTGTAATCATCTTTATCCTCTAACTGCATATCCGGCAATCTTCTTTTTCTTCCTGTGATAGTAGTTACATAACCATAAGTCTCAGCCATATTTTCAATCTTAAGGCGGTACTGGTTAATCTTAGGAAAGCTCTTGTAAAAGTTATCAATCAACTGCTGAGCCCACTCAGCACTCTTATTAAACTGTTCTCCAATAGCTGTAGCTCCACGCTCATACATGATACCTAAGAGTACACTCTTCATAGTTGTACGTCTGTGTTTACCCTCAGCGTTTACAGTTCCATCAGGATAAAACTCTCTACAATCCTCATAAGGTAACTGATACACCTGAGATCCCATGATAGCATAAAGATCTTTCCCCTCTTTGTATGCGTTAATCATACTCTCATCACCTGACAGGAAAGCCAGTACACGGGGCTCAATCTGTGAGAAGTCTCCACCCACCAGCTTATACCCATCACGGGCTTTAAAGATCTTCCTGATCCTCTTCTCCTTTGACGGGATATTCTGGAGATTGATTTTACTTACTGTATCAGAGCTTGAAAATCTTCCCGTCTTTGCCCCGTACTGGTTATAGGTGGTATATACTGCATTGATCTTAGGCTCTTTCACCTGAGGGATCTTATCCACATAGGTTCCTAACAGCTTTTTGATTTCCTTAAATCTCTGATAATTCTCCAGAAACTCAGCAAACTCTCTTGATTTCTTTGTATCTTTCTTTTTCGCTGTACTGAGAAATTTCTGTATGATCTTATCTCCTGTCCCCCGTGGCTCTTTACGGCTTACACTTCTCAGCTTGAAAATATCATAGAATAAAGCCGCCACCTGTTGAGGACTGCTATAGTTAATCTTACAAGTACCCTTTGTGAGTCTCATCAGGTTATTGTGATCCAGTATGTATTGTTTAAACTGTTCCACATAAGCATCACACTTAGCCTCTACCTCTACCATTTCTTTGTTGAAATCTTCTGATAGCTCCTTAGCAAAATCCTCTCTGATCTCTACTCCTCTCATTTCCATATCAGTACAGAGTGGGATCAGAGGCATCTCTACCTCACGGAAAACATAATACATTTTCCTAAAGTCCTCACGGGGATGATCCTCTCTAAGATACTGAGCCTGAAATTTATACAGAGCATAGGTCTTAAATCCATCATTCGCACCATATACAGTAGCTACCTCAATAGGAACATAGTTAAATGGGATCCCCTCAAACAGATCCCCATAATCCTCAGAGGATCCTTTACCGTGGAGGATGTACTTGTTATAGAGTGGTTTCAATCCATGAGGCTCATTCTCATTTAAGACATAACCAGCTATCAGGGTATCCCAGTAAATATTTACTATGATCTGTTTCCAATCCCACGCCAGTTTCTTATTATCAAACTTGATATTGTGGTTAATACATCTAAGCTCCTGATCCTGTAAATAAGGGAGCGTTATATCCCTCACTTGCTCCTCACTCATCTGATCCGCAACTCTTACATTCTGGAGATCTGTGTGATTAAACGGAACATAAGCACTTGTCTCTCCCGGAGTGTATAAACAGATACCCACAAGGATATCATTGTAAATATCTAACCCTGTTGTCTCTACGTCCAATACATACTCTCCAGACTGCTTACAGTGATCCATGTACTCCTTTAATCTCTCTGGAGTCCTTATAGTTTCAACCTCTCCCTCTGCGTGGAGTCTGCCAGATTTTACAAGCTCCTGAATAACTGCAAGAGCGTTCTCCAGCTTATTCTTATTTCTCTTTACTGTTACATTACAAACCTTATTATGAGAAAGGCGTGAGCTAATATCATCCATGCTAACCTCTTCTCTTTCCATGTTTAACTCCAATTCTTTTCTACTCATCCTGTTTTCCTCCTGTAAAAAAAAAATGAGGGGCTATTACTTTTACCCCTCACTCTCACCTCATTTCCCAGCTTTATAGAGGTTATCTCTCAATGAGCCCATTTAGCTGTATGTTAGGATATATTTAGGCGGTAAAATACTTTTACACTTATACCTATCACTCCGCTCCTTTATGTTTTGTCTGCCAAGAGATTAACTTTTAATTAAAATACTCTGGTACTGTCTCCAGCTCCATCAGATGAGCCGCCGCCCTCATTGTTGTTATTCTTCTTTACTTCAAGTCTGCCCTCAATAGCCTTGATCTGATCCTCAGGAGATAAGTCTAAGATCAGGGAGCCTACAAGATCCTGTCTCTCAGGTAACTCTCTTTCGCTCTTATCTTTTGGGAAATACTGATAAGTAGTTTTCAGACTACCCTTAGCCCCGGATCTCTTAATCTTAATGTCTCTTGCGTTGAGATCTCCGTACTCCTCAATGATCCCTAAGATCTGCTTAATATCAGTAAGACCTCTCTCCCAGAGCTGGAGCTGTTTGGTGCTGTCTTTCTCATCAAGGTTAATCATCTGTAAGAACATTCTGAGCTGTGACTTAATTCCAGCTTTACAGAGCTCACAACCCTCTCCCTTACAAAGTACAGTTCTGTCTCTTCCTGATCCATCAACATCCAGCTTATGTACCTCATATACATCCAGATCATACTTAGGGGATCCGTCCGGCTCAGTACCGATAGCTCCCTTGTGTAACATTCTTACTGTAGCTGAGTCCCCATCATCTTTCAGTGAAAACCAACCAGCCTTAGATCCCTGATTTTCATACTTGTTAATTAAATCTCCTAATGATTTTCCCATTGTTCCTGTATCCTCCTGTTTTTGTTTTGTTTTATATTTACAGTGCCATAGCCTTTAAAGTGCTATACAGGCTACTGACTGCATACTTCTTAGAAACATTCTTTCCTACTAACACATCCGCTACTTTTTCCTCAGGACTTTGAGCAATCACAATAGCCTTTCCCGTAACCAGTGCCAGTAAAACATTTAAACGCTTTCTCATGTGTGTTACCTCCTCTCCTGTTGTCTTGTTTCAAATAGTATTAACCAGAGAGGAGGCTGTTTTTTAGACATATGCACCAGCTAAATTTATTTTTGTTCCGATACGCTTAACGTAGTTATGTACAGACGGGGTTTTTACTCCCAGTTTCCGGGCAATGTCCGGCTTGCTGTTTCCAGCCATCAAGAGATTAATCACGATTCTCTCAGTATTTGAGAGCTTGAGTCTGCTTATAAGATCTCTAATCTCTACCATGCTGTAATCTTCACACTCTACAGAGAACTCAGATGATCCTAAGCTGTCTCCATCTTCCTCATATTCTGAGTTAGAATTAACCTGTTCATAGCTCTGTACAAAACAGCCCGGATTTCTCTTTTCACAAACCGCCGCTGTAAACATATCGTTATAATGACGGGAGATAGCTGAGTACAAAAACGTGCTAAAAGAGGAGCTGTAGTTTTTTCTGTCAAAATTCTGGATAGCTGAGAGCATCTCTATAGCTCCCTCACTCATCAGATCCTCAAACTCACTACCCGGAATGTTTAAGTATCTCTGAGCTAAAGAGCTTCTCAGTGCCTCAGTCTTTTTCATCAGCTCATCAAAAGCCTCTGTATCTCCAGCCTTGTACAGTTCTACCAGTTCCTCATTGCTTAATCCTTTATATAATCCTGTTCTCATCCTGTTTTCCTCCTGTTTAATACCTGTGGAGATAATCCTCAAAATCATCTCCGTAATTCTGAATCAGCTCATTTACATCCTTGAGATCCGTCAGCCACTTGAGATTAAAAAAACGAAATCCTAAAGGTATGAGCTTGTCTTTTATCCGTCTTGCCGCTTTCCTCCCGGCTTCGTCATTGTCTGTAGCTATGACAAATCTCCTATAAGGGCTCTGACACATTTCCTTAATCTGCTTTTCTGAGATATCCGATCCCATGAAAGCCCACGCTAAAATACCTTTAGAAACAAGGCTCAGAGCATCAATCTCACTCTCCACTAACCAGATCTCTGTACTGTCCGGGATCTTTGCCTCTAAGGTCTGATAGAGCCCGTAAACAGCGGCGGTCTTGTCTATGTCCTTTGCATTAAAGAAGTGCTTTCCCACCAGTGAGCGGCTCTTGTAAAAGAGCACATCTCCCTTTCTGGAGTAGACCGGGAATAACACAACCTCATCCGCTGGATCAAAACCTAAGTTGTAAATCTCCATCACATCCCGGCTTATACATCTCCCTCTGAGATAGTTCTGAGCTTTTGGACTCCTCAAAAGGTTCTTGTGATACTCTTCAACTTCTCCCTCATCCATAGCGGCTACCTGTCCCTCATCAGTTCCCCGGAAGAAATTAAACTGAATCTCTTCCCGGTCATTTGCTGAGTAGTTGTAATGTCCTACCAGCCACTTAAAACCCTCCATAGGGTTTCCCATCCCTAACAGATCACTGATAAAAGTAGGGAGGTCAGCGGTATAACCACAGGTGTAACAGTGGACTGTACCAGCCTCATAGTTTTTATCCGGCGTTATCTTTTCCTTGAGGCTCACACCACAGGAGGGCTTTCTTTCATGCCCTCCCTTGTGGAATGGACAAGTAACCATCACATCAGATCCGGTATTGTTTTGATCCCTGAGCAACCCCTCAGCGAAAAGCATGAGTTTGAGATCCCTGAGGATCTGCTCCACGCTTGCCGCTATGGGAGTATTCCAGACTGTTATCATTTCTTGACTTTTGCCGGATCTGTGAGTTTCAACATCACAACCTCTTTGACTGTGAGGTACTTCTGGAGATCCTCAGCGGAATACTCTCCGGCTTCAATAGCCTCAAGTACCTTAGCCTCATCTACTGCCTCAACTGTCTTGATACACTGAGTAAGTCCTTTCTCTTTGAGGCTCTCCAGCACACCCTTTTCGTCCATGCTCTTTCTGTTCTGTACGATTCTTTCAAAGAGAAAACCGTCCTCATCCGTGTAGTTTTTAACCCCAGCTTCTTCCATTGCTTTCTTGAGGGCTTTCTTGAGTTTGTCCTCTTCTTTTGCCGCCTGATCTGCCGCCATCTTTGCGGCTCTGTACTGTTTGTAGAGTGTTGTTAATTCCATTTTTTGTATCCTCCTTAAATTGTTATTTATTCCTCAAAAGTTAAGTTGAACTTAACTCAATAGGTATAAAAATAGGCGTTGTAAAATTTTTTGATAAAAACCTCCCAACATCCTCAGTATATGTTAAGTTCAACTTAATGTCAACAAAAAGTTTTGTTAAACTTAACTTTTCTTTCATTCTTCTTTACATTTGTTTTGTTTAATGTTATAATTACCATATCCCCAAAAGAGAGGAGGTGAGAACAATCTCAACCAGAACACCTCTCATTGACAATTTTGTTAAGGCTTTTGATTACTACAAGAGTAAATCAGACAAAACAGGGAGAGACATAGCTAACCACTTGAACACATCCGCTCCTACAGTTTCAAACTGGGGAGCCGGAAAGCATCTACCTGATATGGATACCCTCCAAAAATTAGCTGATTATCTACACGCTCCTGTAAGTCAGTTCTTTAACTTCACAGCTCTTACAGAGACAGAGAGTGAAGATCAAAAAGATCTAATAGCCTTAATCAAGACATTGCCTGATGAGGATATCAAAGTTTTAGGAGCCGTAGCCCTCCGACTGAAAGAGCTACAGGGAGAGGAGCCATAAGGCTCCTTTCTTTTTACTTAATCCCAATTACTACACTGTTACCTCCACCTTTTGATAAGTGTCTTAACAGTTCTTCTACTGTCAAACTGCTGTCAATTTTTCGTATCAGTATCTCATTTTCTCTCTGATAAGCATTAGCCTTGTCTCTTTCAGCCGCTAAATCAACCTCTACCTTATGTTTATCCTTATAGAGATCATCACAGCTTCTCTTATATTCCTTAATCTCGGACTCCAGTTTTGCAACCTCAGCCTTATACTTTTCATTCTCACTCAATAAATTTTCATTCTCTACTGAGAGAGCTTTTACATTATCCATCAGCTTATTAACATCCAGATCCTTACTCATTCCTGAGATCCTCCTTTAATCCTTTATTACCCTGTTCCCTACTTTTGTAAAGTCCATCATATCCATAGGTACTCCATAGAGCTCACTCATTTTCTGCCCTAAATCCATGTCCGGGCTACTCTTCCCCTTTTCGTAATTTACAAGGGATACCTCAGAGATCCCAAGAGCCTTAGCCGCTTCTCTCTGATATAATCCAGCTTGTACTCTACAAGCTCTCAATTTCCACTTAAACATTATTCTACCTCCAGACTTTTTCTGTATGCCTCAAGAGCTGACTCTGTTACTATGGATCTCTCTCTTATGAGAATCTGTTGATACTCTCTTTTCTCTGTCTGGATCTCTCCAGCATCAATCTTTCTTCCCAGAGTTCTCCTTGAGATCCCCAACTCAGCCGCCGCCTCTTCAAGAGTATATTCTTTCTCAGGTTCACTCTCAGGCGTTGTATTTGCCTCCTCTGTGCCATTTTTAAGCCTTAAGCCTACAGCAATAAGGAACTCCTCTTTTAACTCTCCCTTGAGCTTATTAGAGAGCCTCTTACAGCCATCTAAAGAAACTTGAAAGCACTCACGGACTTTTCCTTTACCATCTGTGTAGGTATCCTCTTTATAATACTTCTCCGGGGTTTCAAGGTTCTTTAGATCTGTTCTGATAGTTCTCATCAAGTTATCATGTCTTTTCTCCATGAGATCAGCTACATCTTTACTACATAATCTGTCACTCAACTAAAATCACCTCCCTTAGGCTTCTCATAAAGTGATAACCTAAAAGAGGTGAATATTTAGACAAAGAATTTTAAAATTCTTCAAAAGTTTAATTTTACTCTACTAAGTGGCTCACATCTTTCCTCCCCAGCTCTGTAGCGTCATAAAGATATAATACCCCATCTTTTACCTCACATACTGCCCCATAATCAATAATAGCCTTGTTACTCCGATCATACACAATCACCTCATAAGGGAGACTCTGTGGCTCCTGAGGTTCTTCAAAGAACACATGATAAAAACCCATGCACATCAAAATAATGCTAAAAATTAAAATACCTGTCATACAGAGTACAAACAGAATCCAATTTATATCTACAGGCTCTCTTTTCTCAGAATCCATAATCCTCAGCCTCCCCTTTCTCTCCCTCTTTGTTTTCCAGTAATGGCTTAATGTACCCGGCGTTAATATCCCACATCACCATTACATCCTTGTTGTTGATACCATACCTGTTTTTCTTCACGGAGAGTTTTAAAATTCCATCAATTACTGAGAGGGAGATTACTCTGGTAGCGTTCTGAGCTACTCCATCAGACTCAGCCAGATCATGTAACTCTGGAGACTGACCTTTCTTTTTATTCTTGACCGCCTCTCTGTTTGCCTGAGCCAACATAATTACAGGCTTACCCAGTTTCTTACTCAGCATAAAAGCATCCTCAGAGATATTGTTAAAAGCAATACGGGGAGTATCCGCTCTCCTCTGATCTGTCATAAGAGAAAGCTGATCTATGATAATCATATCTGAGCCCAGCTTTTTAACCAGAGTCTCCAGTTCTCCTACTGTTGGCTTTCTTCCTCCAAAATCATCAGGAGTAACAATCACATAGCCTGACTTTGTAGAGAGCTGAGAGATATAATTTTTATAATCATCCTGTAAGAGCTTAGCTCCATCTGATCCCTCTTTCTTTCCCAGTATCCCGGATCCGTTAAGGAGTCCCATGTTAGAAAAATGTTTATGGAGCGTATCAAATCTAAAACCTACCATCTCCACACTCATTTCTCCTGAATACTGGAGGATCTTATAACCAGCCTCCCACGCCACTGTACCGAAAAACTCAGCTATCCATGATTTACCCACATTAGTTCTACCTGTGATGATTACAAGCTCCTCACCAAACAACCACCCATTTGTAATATCATCTAACTGAGTGAGTCCTGTAGGGATACCCATTAACCCTTTCATATCACACCTTTTCAGGTAAGAGCTTAGTCTGTCTTTCGCTGAGGAGATGATATCTACACCCTCTCTGTTTTTACTTACCGGGTTATCTTTCTGTAAAGTCTCCAGTGCCGCTCTCAGATAATCATAGGCTTTCAGGGAGTCCTCTCTTAACAGGTTTCCTCCCTCCTGAACTATAGGAACTAACTTAGTGTAGAGGAATTGCTCCTTTATCCTGTCAGCTAAATAGTCCATGCTCTCTGTTACTTCCAACATTTGAAAGTCTTTGAATTTCTGTAAAAAAATTATTTTATCCGGGAGCTGTTTATACTCTGCCTCATGCTTCTGGATAAACTGGATCTGATCCTTACAAGTCAAAAACATCTCATCCCGGAGCCCGGACTCTTTCAGCGTATCAAGAGATCCCCCCTCTAAAAGTTTACAGATATAGCTCTCTTCTACCAATCCATTACCAGCCATTACTTAACCCCTCCCCTCTTATCTTGTCCAGTTAAATGTATCTCTGTAACGGATCCTCTTATCCGGCTCCTGATCCGCTCCCCCATTCTTTTTCCTATATCGTCAAGAGAACAATTAGAGGTATAAATGGTACTGAGTCCTTTCATCATCCGGGTATTGATGATACTGAGCAATCTTTCATTTACCCACTCTGTAGACTTCTCAGCTCCTATATCATCAATAATCAGGAGCTTACAGTTTTTGAGCATTGCTAACAGCTCTGAGAAATTTGTATCAGGATCATCATAACTCTGTCTAAGATCATCCAGAAAAGTAGGGAGATAGATATACAGCCCCTCATTTTCTAAGCCGCTCTTAAATGCCACTTTCCGAAAATAGTAGCTCAGGATCTTACAAGCCCATGAGGTCTTACCGTTACCAGTGGATTCACTCCAGATATACAGCCCCTCACCTTTCTCAACTCTCTCCTCAACACTTTTCATAAAATCATTGAGAGCCTCAAAAGCTCCCAGATCTTTCCCCTCTGGTACAAGTGGGATATTATAACAGTACCGCTCCGGGATCCGGCTCATTTTATATAAAGCTCTCAAGAGTCTGTACCCGTCACAAAACTCATTGCACTCATTTTTTCTTTTCTTGCAATATGTTTCTGCATAACATTTCATAGATTTACAACTCCTTTCTTTCTGAGTAATAACCAGCTAATCTCTGATTTTTAGACAAAAAAAAAATGAGGAGAGCTTTTATACTCTCCTCAAGATTAAAATACTCTCAGGTTTCCCTTATCATCTCTTGCAAGATCAGCCGGGTTATATGGAGTAGATACCACTCCACTAATCTGTTTATCCTTAAGAGGATAAAGAGCTTTCCAGCCTTTCTCTATACTTTGATCCACAATCCTGATAGCAATTACAGGATTTCCTTTAGACTCTGCATTTAAAAACTCAGCAAATTTCTCTACAGTAGCTACCTGAGGCGTGTAATTCATTCCCATAAGAGCTCCGACATATTTTACTAAAGACTGCTTAATAGTCTCATTTTTAGGATCCTCAAATATCTGAGCATAAGATTTTTTCTTTTTCTTAGGCTCAGGCTTTTCTTTTAACTTTTCTTTTTGACTCTCATGTTTTTCCATAAACGGATCTGGAAACTCGTTAAGGGTATAATCCATATCTGTAAATTTTCCACCCTTTCTCAAGATAGATCTAACCAGATAACCCTCTCTCTCCAGCTCTTTGAGAGCTTCGTTTATTGCATCCCGTCCCTCTTTCAGTACCTTTGTAAGTCCACTTACTGAGTAATCCCATGTATCAGGCAAGCTCCACATAAAAGCATAGAGCCCCTTAGCTTTCAGAGACAGATTAGTATTTTGCAAAACATGGTTAGAAATAACAGTGTAATTACCACCCTTGTTAATCTTTATTTTTCCCATGTGTACCTCCTGAAAAGAAAACCGGGGATACCTCCCCGGCTTCTTGTTTTTACTACATTTCCTCTAACAGCTTCTCAATGTTCTCACATACCTCATCAAATCCCTGTTTGATGATAGCCGCTCTCCGAGCCGGAGATGTTCCTCCATCTACTGTAAGTACCATTCTTGCTGTAGGCTTACACCAGATCCCAGCCTTATTCTGTACACTCATTCCTAACTCCACCTCAATAGAGGCTACTCTTACCTGTGGTTTATTGTTATTCTCTGCCATGATTATTTTTCCTCCTCTTTAACAATATCTGAAAGACTATCTTTGAATAACTCAGATACAAGATCAGCCATAATAGGAGCTACCGTTAAAACCAACATAGCCCCCATCTGAGGATCACGCTCCTTAGCTATTCTCATAAATTTACCGTTAGCCATTACATGAGCCTGAGCCTCCACAAGCTGACGCTGAGTAATTGTGATAGGCTTATCCAGATTCTCCTCATACTTCTTTCTGAGCTCTGCCTCACGCTTCATCTCTTCATTTTTTTTTGTCTCTTCCTCTGGATCAAAACCAAAAGCTCCAAACATTCCCATACCACTAAACATATTACTTTTCCTCCTTATTCTTTTTGAAATACTTTTTATTTAACTCTTTTGTAGTCAACCCCATTTTCCGGGCAACAACCTTTTTCATTGGCAACTCCTTTTTATTCTTCTGGATCTGCCTGTTTAACTTCCTGAGAGTGCTCATCCTCTAACCCTTTCTCAAACTCTGCCAGAGTAACCTCCTGTACATTACCTCCCACATCAAAGGTAATAGTTTCTGTAATATCCGCTGATCTATCATCAATAGTCACTGAAATATTACAGAGCCGGGACTCAAAAGGTTTACCCTTATTCTTCTCCCCTAAGTATTCATACTTGTCAGGGATCTTTTTAATAGTTCCTAAAGCCGCTGAGATAATACTGGTAAGATCTTTACCATTTACAATAAGCCCATTACCATAATCCTCAGCTACAGCATTTAAAAAATTTAATTGAATCATATAGCTTTTAGCTCCTTTCTTTTATTTGCCTTGCACTGAGTAATAACTGAAAGCTGATAAGATTTTTAGACAAAAAAAAAAGAAAAGTTTTTATAAGACTGAGAAAAGGGCTCTGCCCTCTTTCCGTAGGAAAGATTTTTTTTATTTGAGTATTTATTTATATTAGTATTTTATTTGTAGTGGATTTCCCGTAAACGGAAAAACCGTATACGGAAAACCCGTAAACGGTGAAAAAAAAAGAGGGCTCATTTGCCCTCTTTCTTCATGTTACCATATCTCTCTTTATGAGATTGTCCAGCATATTCTATAATCTTTTGAGTATCCTCAGCACTCCAATACTTATAGCCGTTTGGCTCAGTGTGAGGAGCCGGGATCAGTCTACCCTCCCCGGCTTCTTCCCTTTGTTCACTTGCTTTATTCCAGAGCTTTATAGTCTGAGTAGATACTCCACAGAGCTGAGATACTTCTGTAGCTGTATAGTGGATTATTCCATTGATAACTTTCATTCCTCAGTCCTCCTCAATGATCTATTTTTATTCCTCATTTATCCCTCATTAGCATAAACCTATATAATATCTTATCATTAAAGCCTTAATACTGCAATATCTTTCTGAGAATTTCTCCCACATCTACGCGGGATCCTTTACCCTCAACTACTCTGTCAAAGAGAGCCTTGTTATCCCTCAGCATCTCTTCAATGCCCTCATCTACTGTATTAGTGGCTACCAGAGATACCACGTTTACTGTATTTGTAGTTCCAATTCTGTGAGCCCTGTCCTCAGCCTGTTTATTCTCAGCATCCCAGTAGCGTTTATCTACAAAGAAAACATAGCTTGCCGCTGTCATTGTAAGACCTGTTCCCATAGCTCCTATAGTTCCTATAGCCACTTTACAAGTAGGATCATTCTGGAACCTATCAACCTCTTTCTGTCTGTCCTCAGGATCTACAGCTCCCACTATATAAGCTGGATTATAGGCTTTTAAGGCTTCTTTATACACAGAGATAACTTGCTCCCACTGAGAGAAGATTAAAGCCTTATGACCGCTTTCTGTGATTTCCTCCAGCATATCCTTTACTCTCTCTAACTTAGGGTTATCATCCCCAAAGACTCCCCCGGTAAGCTGTCTGAGTCTTACTGTACAGCTCAAAGGGTTAGGGATCTCAAGGATATTCTCCAGATTATCTACGATACCCTGACGAATTTCTTTATAGAGAATCCTCTGTTTTCTGGTAAGCTCAATGTACTCAGTAGTGTAAATTTTCGGAGGGAGGTCTAACACTTCCTCTTTCTTTCTCCTCAGCATAACAGTATTAAGCTCTTTATTTAGCTCATCCAGATTTCTGTGAGCAACTACCTTGTAACCATTAAAGCCTCCCATGATACAGTATCTATTTTTGAATTGATAGTAATTTCTCTTTTCCACTCTGAGCCATGTGAGGATATTCCAGAGATCCTCTGCTTTATTCATTGGAGTACCAGAGAGTCCTATCCTGATCTTGCTGTTGAGCTGTCTCACAGATCTACCCTGAGAGCACATACCATTTTTAGCCTTGTGGATCTCATCCACGATTACAGCCCCTATAATATCATCTTTACAATCCATATAAATCCTGTCCATGATTTTCTCATTTCTCAGGCTCTCTATATTGATAATTCCAAAGTAAGGACTACCATAGATCCACTGATCTATCTGTTGGATCCTTTTATCTACCGTCTTTCCATCAATTACAATACAGCTCTCATTTGAGTGTACTGATACCTCTTTTTTCCAGTTATATTTTACTGAGTTTACTCCACAGACTATCAGACATTTACCTATCTCACCTTTCCGGGCTACTGCAATATCAATACTCTCTTTTGTCTTTCCAAGTCCTTGATCGTCTGCAAGTAAAAGATTTTTACACTCATAGCCCTTATTAAAAGCCTCTATCTGATGAGGGAAAGGCTTTGTTTTAAATGGATAGTCAACAATAGGCTTAATATCTTTTAAGCGTTCCTTGATATCCTCAGGAACCTCATCAGCCTTACTCTCTTTTTTCTCAACTAAGCCCTCCAGATATTTAGCATTTACATTGATATCATCAACCCCAAAGAGATCTACTAAGTGCTTAAGCTCACTTGAGGGGATTTCCCACGCCTTTTTATCCGGCACATACCTTTTGTATTTGAGTGATCTCATCTTGTTTAAATAATCTTTGTTGTACCTGTAGGATACAAGAAAAGCATCCTCAAAAAACTCACCTTTTTCCAGTTTCTCAAGTTTAATCAT